AGATATACACAAAGGACCTAGTAGACTAGATCCCGGTTTTGTATTGCCTAATTCGGGCGGTTTTGGAAGTTGTGATACTATTCGACTATACAATGGGGGTAATGTTACTATAGATTTTATGTATTTTAAGAATGAGTTATACGCCATGGGTAGTTAGACTAATGAATTAAGAGTAGTAAAAAATTCTGGAGATTTTGTGAAGACTACAATAGGAAATTATACATACGCTGTTAATAAATCATTCTAAAAATGACAAATAAAGTAGATAATAAATTAAGATATAGCGCTATCATAGACAATAGGTCTGTGATAGCAGCTATATGTATAAATGAATTAGAGTTTCTAATAACACAAACTGATTTCGTGTAGGATAGATAGATGTTACAATCTATGATTTGTGGATGTAATAGACAGATTGATACTGATAATCCGTTAAAGTTAGAAACACTATGTAATATTATAGATTGTAAAGTTTGTAATTCATGTAAGACATGTAACATTTTTTAACGTTAATAAATATTATTAATTTTAAAACTAAATATTATGTTGATTGATTTTAGAAACATTACAATTAAGAACATTGAGGGAGAAGAATCTACAGTTGATATTTCTAAAGATTTAGGAAATCTATTGTATAATTCTGCAGTAAGTCAAGAAGGTTTAGAAATATCTAGAGAACTGTATCATAATGGTGAAATGGATGTTACTAAAGAAAATGTAGAAGTACTTAAAGGCATTATAGCTGGTAACTTCTTAGCAGTTATACAAGAATCTTTGAACCCTATTTTTGATAAGATCATGAACACTGAAGAAATCGAAACTAGTGCGGAGGAGATTAAGGATGAACAAACAACTTGCTAAATATACTGATAGAGAATTGTTAGAGTGGATCTACTTATTGTAGATCCATATTCTATCCAAAGTAAACGAGATAGATAACGACGATAAACAGTTTGGAATGAACTTAGCTGCAGATTTATTAGGTAGTGTAGTATATGATGCTCAACCAAGAACCACAAGATACGCAAATTAAAAAGATATAAAATGAAATACTTTACTATAAAAGAATTAACAAAATCTACTACAGCTACAGCTAAGAAATTAGATAATACTCCTACAGAGTAGGCAGAGAAGAATCTAATTACTCTAGTAGAAAAGGTACTTGATCCACTTAGAGAATTGTATGGTAAACCTATTATAGTTAATTCAGGTTATCGCAGTCCAGAAGTAAATAAAGCAGTTAAAGGAGCTAAGACAAGTCAACATGTATTAGGAGAAGCTGCTGATATAACAGCAGGTAGCAAAGAAGAGAATAAGAAGTTATTTGAGTTAATCAGAGATAACTTTGAGTTTGATCAACTTATTAATGAGAATGACTACTCATGGATACATGTATCATATAGAGAAGGAAGACTTAGAAAACAAATATTAAAGCTTGGTAAATAAAGATGGTAAGATTTGTTAATTTTAGAGCAAGTGATATATAGCCCAATCCTGATGAAGTAATGTACTGGGTTGACCTTAATACTGATCCACTTGGTGGTAGTATAAAGGTATGGAATGCAGAAGGATATTGGGAGACTATAAAAGTACTTCAAGGAACTCTACCTGAATTTGAAAACAGAATAAAGAAGTGGGTAGAACAACAATTAAAGAACTTTGATGAGCATCTGAATGAAGAGATACGTCAATTTGACGGTAGGATTGCTATCATAAGTTAGGATATAGAGACATTAAAACTAACTAAATAGGATAAACTTATTGCTGGTTCAGGCATAGATATTACTGATAATGTAGTATCATGTGTACTGGATCTAACTTTATATAAGATAGTATCAGAACTGCCTACAGAAGATATTGATACTACTAAGATATATCTAGTAGTTGATAGTGAAGGTACTCATGGTAATCTCTATAAAGAGTATATCTATGTAGATGGAGAGTGGGAACTGTTGGGCGAATATAAAGCCGATATAGATCTATCTCCTTATCTTACTAAGGTAGAAGCTGCTGATACTTATGCTACTAAACTAGAACTGCAACAAGAAGTAAATCGTGCAACACAAGCAGAGGTTACTGAGAAGAATAGAGCATTAGCTGCAGAGGAACAACTGTCTAAAGACATTGATGCAGAAAAGGATAGAGCTCTTATTGCAGAAAGAGATAACTTCAACCGTATTATAAATGAAATTGCACGTGCAGAAGCTGCAGAAAAAGCTAATGCTAAAGCAATAGAAGATGAGGCAAAGCGTGCTATAGAAATTGAAACAGCTCTTGCTTCAGGAATGGTAGAAGAACAGAACAGAGCAATTGAAGCGGAAGAACAGTTACAAGGTGAAATATGGGCTGTAGATGCTAAAATATCTGAACAGGGTGGTTCTTTAACTGATGCTATAAATTCTAATACACAAGCTATAGCTGATGAAACTGCTAGAGCTACTCAAGCTGAAGATAATAATAGGAATCTTATTAATGCAATGGATACAGCTTATAAGGCTGCTGATACTGCAACTAACACTAAATTAGACAATGAGATTACTAGAGCTAAAGCAGCTGAGAAAACAAATGCAGATGCTATAGTAGTAGAAGCGGATCGTAATGATGCACAAGATACTTTAATCAGCAATCTGCAATCAAGCAAAGTTTCTACTGTTAACTTAGTATAGGATCCTGATAATGAGTTACATTATACATTGATGGTAGACTCTACTAATGCTGGTGAAATAAGCATACCTAAGGATAGATTCTTAAAGCAAGCTTATTATGATCCACAGAAGAAGAGCCTTATTTTTATATTTGTAACTGAGGATGGTGAACAAACTGTACCTGTAGATATTAGCGATCTAGTAGATACATATACTGCCGGTAATGGTTTAAGTCTAGCGAATAATAAGTTTAGCATTACTATTGATAGTACTTCTGATTCTTACTTAACTGTAGGAGCTAATGGCATCAAATTATCTGGTGTAGCAGCAGCTATTAACAAACTAGATACTGATTACAAAGCAGCAGATACTGCAACTCTTAACTCAGCTAAAGCATATACAGATACTAAAGCATCTGGTATAACCGATACAGTTACACAACTACAATCAGATATAGAAGCTGAAGAAATCAGAGCTACAGATGTAGAGAATAGATTAGCAGGACAAATATTTGCATTAGACGCTGCAAAACAAGAAAGATTAGTTAGTGGTGAAACTATTAAGACTGTCAATGGCAGTTCATTACTAGGAGCTGGTAACATTGTTATTGAAGGTGGCAGTGGTGGAGGAATTGATGATGCTCCGTCTGATAGTAAAGAATACGTTAGAAAGAATGCAGCATGGTCAGCATTACCTACTAGATCTGTAACTCCAGTTGCTGATTCGTTAGTATAGAGAGACGGTTCAGGTAATCTGATAATTAATAAAGGCTCCATTAATTTCAACAATAATATGGAATGGTGGATGCAGGTTAATTCTGATGGTAACTTCATACTTAACAGTACTGGTAATGCAAATAAGTTCTTATATCATGGAGACGAAGTAGGTACTTTAAAGAATCTTTATGTTTTGAAAGAAACACTAATAGATACTACATCATTAGATCAATACACATACTATCCTGTAACTATAGAAATATCTTCAGCTTATAATTCTAGAATAGAAGTTCATTCAGCATTATATCTTTCTGGTACACCAGAATGGTCTACACATGGCAATGGATTTACTACTCATTTTATAGAAGAAGTTTATGGTAGTGGATGGGGAGCTAATTATTCTACTCACAGAAGAATAATTGATTACCAATATAAATATACTAATAATGTACAACCTATTGGTAAAGTAAGACAGATGGGAAATTCCTCAGAAGAGGTCATTTGGGTAAGAGGGGGAGCTAAGTATTATTTTGAAACTAGTAGAAACGCTACTCCTATATTACATACCGTTGCTTACACGAATAGTAATGATACGGTGTATCCTACAGGAGCTGCTGATATGACTAATGCCGATTATAGTACTCTTAAAAGAACTATGGTTGAAACTTCTGATACGAATGTTTCTGCTACTGGAGATTCGCTTGTAAAAAGAGATGGTAACGGTAGTATAATAAATATCAGTTATTAGACTACACAAAGAGTAAATGACGATGGAACTATATCTGTTATCTGGGTAGACAATGGAGATGGTTGGTTAAGACGAAGAACTTTATCTAGCTTTAAAACACAAATATCAGGTACAGGTCTAGATGCAGATACATTAGATGGTCAATAGGATACTGCTTATTTAAGATATAGAAGTACTACGACAACGCATGATGATAATACACTATGGGATAAGATAGGTATTAAAGAATATTCTTCAGCTAATCCAGATCAGCTAGATGCGCCGTTTAATTATGGAGCCGCTATATCATTACCTGCAGGTTCGAGAAGATTTGATATATGGTATTCTGATAACTCTTCAACTAATTCTACTTAGAGAGGAATATTCTATAGAACTGGTTGGAATGTAACTAAAAATCCATGGGTTAGATTCTTAGATGCCTATGATATGGATACTACCAATACAGCAAACAAGATTCCAGTTAGAGATGCTAATAAGTAGATACTAACTAGTGGTTATAAGAAAGAAGGATCTAGTGATTCATACGTACTACTTGGTGGTGGAGGTCATGTACTGTTGGCAAAAGGAACAACTGGTAATACTATGGTACAGAGAGATGCTTATGGTATTGTATATGGTAAGTATTTTTACACAGAACAAGAAGATGAAGCAGCTGGTACATCTATATCTTCAGTGTATATAAAGAGTACAGATAAAGTTATTAGAAGAGTATCCTTTGCTAACTTTAAATCAGCATTAAACATTCCTTCTGCATACACATTACCAACCGCATCTAGTACTACTTTAGGAGGTATCAAGGTAGGAGCAGGATTGTCTATTAGTAATGGAGTATTATCTGCTAATGGAGGTGGCACAGCTGATTCAGTTGCATGGGCTAACGTAACAGGAAAGCCAACATGGATTGGAACTACTAAACCAACTTACAGATTAGACGAGATAGCTTCATCTACTAATCAAACTGTAGATGCTAGTACTACCCCTGTATCTAGAAAGAAGATAGTTTATGTAGGCAAATCAGGTAATGGATGGATTAGTGCTGTAGCTTTAGGTATACGTAATGTAAATGGATCATTTGGTCCAGCTGTATTATCGTTAGGAACTAAAGATACGCCATCAGATACAGCAGCTATTGATGACGGATGGGTAGATTACCAATTCCAAACTAGTGGTAGAGTTGTATCTAAAGCAGGTACATTTGCTGTCACTTCTGATATTCCTACTTCATTAAAGAATCCTAACGCCATTAAGTTTACAGGAGCAGTTACGGGTACTTATGATGGTTCTTCTGCTGTTACTTTGAATATACCAACTATTGCTGGACCAAAAGGCGATACTGGTGAGAAGGGAGAAAAAGGAGATACTGGAGCTGCAGGTGCAGCAGCAACTATTACTAGCGCTAGTGCAACAGTAGATGCAAATGTAGGTACACCTTCAGTAACAGTAACATTAGGTGGTACTTCAAATGCTAGAACATTCTCATTTGCATTTAAGAACTTAAAAGGTAATACAGGTGCAACCGGTCCTGCAGGAACTACTACATGGTCAGGTATAACTGGTAAACCATCTTGGATAGGTACAAGCAAACCTACTTATACGTGGAGTGAGATTACTAGCAAACCTAGCTGGATAGGATCTAGTAAACCTACATATGCTTGGTCTGAAATCTCAAGTAAACCAAACTTTGCTACTGTAGCTACAACTGGTTCATATAGTGATTTAAGTAATAAACCTACTATTGATAGTTCATTATCAAGTACTAGTACTAATGCTGTGCAAAACAAAGTAGTATATTCTAAGATTAATGAAGTATCAAATAGTATTGCGAATGTGGTTAGTGAGGTTCTTAGTGATGCATTGCAACGTATGACTCAGAGTCAATACGATGCTTTACCTAGTAAAAGTCCAGGAACATTATATATAATTATTGGTTGATATGATTAATAATATTTATATTGGTACAACTAAAGCAGATACCTATTACTATGGTAGTGACTAGGTAGATAGAATTTATAATGGAGATGTTTTAGTATATTAGAAGGAAGATGAATATGTATTTACTACAGATACGCCTTCGTTGAATTTTGGTTCAATGGATTTTGATGCTTAGGTTCCTCTAATTGAATCTTTAAAAAATGGTTTAGAACAACCATATGATTTTGCTATTGCTAGTCACACATGGATAACTGTAGAAATGTTATATAGTCTACCAGATGAAGTTACAGGGGTAATATCAACTACAGCTGAAATTACAGTAGCAGCTAATACTAGTAGTAATTTTAGAATTGGTTAGGTTACGTTTATGTAGAGAGAAAGTGGACAAACCTTAACTATTAATATATCTCAAGAAGGAAATGCAGTAACTACTACCTTCCATCCTACGAATTTAAATTTTGAATAGAAGGGGGGCACTAAGTATTGTACTTATACTCCACAAAACGCATTCGCTCAATACACACCCTAGGGAAATTATACTTGGCTTACTACTACAATGGCTAATGGTACAATGACTATTAAAGCAACTACCAATTTAAAAACTTCTGCTAGAACTGCTACATACGATATTGTAGTAGGCAGTGATAAATATACCTTGTATATAACACAAGATAAATATATAATGTCTTAATCGGACTAAGAACAATCAATAGATAATTAATAAATATTTATGAAAGAGAACATCATTTTTTTACCAAGTAAGATAGCTCCCAATCCTATGGAAGCTTCTTACTGGATAGATTTAAAAGAAGATCCGACTGGAGCTGTCATCAAAGTATGGAATGGCACTACATGGAAACCTATTAGTGGAGACACTGAAGTGGTAGCTATGTTACAGGAAGAGATTAAAAAGAAAGCTACTAAGGCTACTACTTTATCTGGTTATGGCATTCAAGATGCATATACCAAAGATCAAGTAGATGCAAAAGTAGCATCAGTATACAGAGTAAAAGGATCGGTTGCTGATTTTGATTCATTACCAAGTACAGCATCAGTTGGGGATGTGTATAACTTGGATGATACAGGAGCTAACTATGTATGTATTACAGCTAGTCCTGCAGAATGGGATAAATTATCTGAAACTGTAGACCTAACAAGTTGCATTGCATCTGATGTAGTATCTAATGTAGTTTATATGACTCAAGCACAATACGAAGCATTATCAGTTAAAGATTCCAAAACATTATATTTAATTTACTAATAATATGAAATTACAGAATAATGACATAATAGCAGCTTATCTAGGTGCTTAGACTATTTCTGATATTAATTTGGGAGATAACAATGTCTTCTCTAATTACTATGGAGTTAGCTTTCCATTAGAGCCTCAGAATACTCTTATGACTAGAATAGGTTATATGCCTTGGCATAAGTCATTACCTATTCAATCTAAAATGAAAACATGTACTATTACTTCTGATGGTACTGTTAAATATATCAATGCATCTGATAGAACTAAGTATGAAGATGGAACTGACAGAGATATGACGCTTAATACTATGGTAGAAATACCTGAATTCTGGTATAAGTGTATGAAGAATGATACAGACGTTTTCCTTAACTTGTATGTTAATGATCCTAAACTAGCAGACGTGGAACATGTAACTAAATTCTATATTTCAGCATATGAGGCTACTACAGTAGATGATAAGTTGATGTCAGTTAATAATGGTTCTACCCCTACAGTGTCTATCCCCAGAACTACTATGCAATCTAGAGCTAGAGCAAATGGTAGTGAGAAATGGAATATGTATACTTATAAAGCACATAGAATACTTACTATTCTTTACTTAGTAGAATACGCATGTACTAATAGTCAAGCAACTTACAATGCTACATTAACTTCAGAAGGATATAGACAAGGCGGACTTGGCGCAGGTGTAACTGGTGCAGGTCAACCAGTTAAGAACGGTTCTAATATATACTCAATTGTTCCATGTGGCACCACAGATTCTTTAGGTAATTCTACGGGTGTGGTTTCGTTTGCTTGGAACAATACTAATGCAGAAGGTGCTACTACATCTACATTCAATTATAATGTACCTAGTTATAGAGGTGTTGAGAATCCATTTGGACACTTATGGAAGAATGTAATAGATGCATTAGTACACTTTAACTCTACTGATAATTGTAATGATGTAATGTTGAATAGTAATCTCGCTACATTTGGTTCAACCACAATAGGTGATTATACATTACAAGGGCAGACAACAATTAGAGAAGGATATAAAAAGCAGTTGATATATAACTCTGCCTTTGATTTATTCCCATCTAAAGACGAAGCATTTGGAGGAAATACTACAACATATTGGTGTGATTATAATTACAGCAATAATAGTACATCAGACAGAACTATCCTTTTGGGTGGTAGCGCGGCTCCCGGCGGTAATGCTGGGTTGCTCCATGTGGGTTCTCGCAATGGGCTTGGTAGTTCCACTGCTAATGTCGGTACTCGGTTAATCTATATACCGTAAAAATATAGAATTTTATTGAAAAATAATAGGTTGTTCTCTTGCATTTAGGTAGTAACACGACTAACAGCAGTAATGCTAGGTTACTCAATGTGAATTCTAACAATGAGCTTAGTAATTCCAATGCTAATGTCAGTACACTGATCCCCAAAACAGAAAAAATATTTAAAGAAGCACTGTTAGAGAAGACCTTACCTCTTGGTAAAAAACGACATTTTAAAACACTGTATTAGTAGCGCAAGCGAAAATTCGGTATGGGATTTCAGATGAAAAGATATAATAATTTATTTGAACAGATTGTTAGCTTAGACAATCTACGTCTAGCTGAAAAGAAAGCTAGAAAAAACAAGACTCACAGACCAGAAGTTATTGAGTTCGATAAGAATAAAGAACAGTTACTGTTAGAGTTATAGAAAATGTTAATTGATGGTACATATGTGACATCTCCGTATTATATCTATAAGATATATGAACCAAAAGAAAGAGAAATCTTTAGGTTGCCATATTATCCAGATAGAATAGTACACCACGCAATAATGAATATATTAGAACCTATATGGGTTTCAACCTTCGTGAAAGGTACATATAGTTGCATTAAGAAACGTGGTATTCATAAAGCTATGAGAGATGTAAAAGAATCATTAAAGGACATACAAGGAACTCAGTATTGTCTAAAGTTAGATATCAGAAAGTTCTATCCTTCAATTGATAATGATATACTCAAACAAGTAATAAGAAGAAAGATAAAGGACGTTAAGTTATTAAATCTATTAGATAGTATAATAGACTCTGCTGAAGGAGTACCTATTGGAAATTACTTATCACAATTCTTTGCAAACTTATATTTAACTTATCTAGATCACTATATTAAGGAAGTTCAGAAAGTTAAACACTATTTCAGATATGCAGATGATATTGTAATATTACATAGTGATAAGAAATATCTTAGATATCTATATGAAGATATTAAGGATTATTTAGAGAATAAACTTAATTTACATTTCAAAGATAACTGGCAGATATTTAAAGTAGATTCTAGAGGAATAGATTTTGTAGGATACAGATTGTTTCATACACATATACTTCTTAGAAAGAGAATCAAACAAAACTTCTGCAGAAAGATAACAAAACTAAATAAAAAAGATATTGATAAGGATGATTATAAACAAAAAATATGTAGTTATATAGGTTGGATTAAACATTGTAATGGAAGGAATTTGTTCAGTAAAATGTTGAAATATAAAGAGCTATTAGAATACGTTAACATCCATAGACCAAGTAAAACATAACATACTTATATACGTTTTATAGTTATATCTCAAAACGATTATCAGCCCTAGCAGATCAAGTTCAGCCGGGGTTTTTACTTTTAAACTATTATCAAATGTTTTTAGAATTCTTGCCACAAATACTTACAGGAGTAGCTTCAATTTTAGCTTTATGGTTCACTTATAATCAGTACACAAAGAATAAGATAACTGACTATAAGATTGAAAGATGGAAAAAGCAAGAGCATGTTAACAATGTTAAAAATGCTGGAAATATAGCTACAATTTATGGAGAACTATGGGAACTCCTATACTTCTTAAAAGCTGACAGGGTATATCTTATCCAACCACATCCTCTATATAGAGAGATGTACATATCTGCTACATTAGAAGTAAAACAATATGGAGTATCTTCAGTAAGAGATAGTTTGTCTGATATCAAGATTGAAACAATCTCTAAGTTCGTATCTGATTTGGCAAATACTGAATATACATTTATAAACGATATAGATTCATCAGACTTTCTGGATAACAAGATTAAGTCAATCATGACAAGTAATGGTTGTCACTCCGTTGCTATCAGAAGATTAAGCGATGAAAAGAATAATTGGATAGGATCTATAGTAATAGGTTACATACATACTTTTGATGATAACGTAGATCCTCAACTTATCGAAAAAATGTCTAGGTCAAGTGCACTTTCGATCTAGTACATATTACCAGAATTCAAAACAGAATAACATGTTATTAAAAAGCTTTTTCAACAAATTGGCAGTCACTATCATAATTGGTTTGACTGCCTTTTGTTTTTTTTAGAGATAGAAAATAAAGACACTAGATAAAAGTCTAGGTCAAGTAACAAACAATTACAAGTATTATCAGGAATTAAATAGCAAACTAAAAGAAGATAATAGAACCTTACAACTTACTATAGGTGAATTGAATAATAGTAAAGATAGTTTAATTACTGAAGTAAAGAAGGTTTAGAAGGAACTTAAAATCAAAGATAAGAATCTCTAGTAGGTACAAGTAATCAATACAGAAATGAAAGACTCAGCATCCGTTGAAATAAAAACTAAGAATGTTGACTTTAGTGAAAAACTAAAGCTAAATGAATTAACTACTATCACAGTAAATAGAAAAGACTCAATCTTAACTGCCATACTAGATCTAAGAAATTCCCAGATACTATTTGTAGAAGAAAAAAAAGAATATCGTAATTAGTATAAAAATGGCTTCTAGAGGTTCTTGCACTTTGATTGGAAGAAAGATCGTGTCAGAAAGTATCAAATACATAATAGCAACAAACTTATAAAGGTAACTGATACTAGAATCGTAGAAGTTACTAAATAAAAAATAAATCAATCTATTAATATATTAATCAATAATAATATGCATAGAATAATCCGTATAAAAGCTTATGAAGCTGAACACGGTCCTCATTTCAATGATGAGCATGCTCGCAAAGCTGTAAACAAGATGGAAAATGAAGACGGAACAAGAGGTCAGCATTGGTCACTTGAGGAAACTACAGCATTAGCTAATCAGTATGGTATTCGTTTGGATGAAAAGATAAACAAATATGACTGGTACGTAGCATTAAATATGGTATACTCAGATTACTACCGTGTAGTTGTTAGCATGACAGGCTCTAATAATACGAAGTACTTCGTAGAATTAGCTAAAGCATGGCTGCATGACAAAGACATAGATGAAGGTAAAATGTGGTTCTACTATATTTATGTAATGTGTGATAAGATTAGAAATGCTGAAGAGGATCTTTTCGAAAGACATTACAGCAAATATGAAGATGACGACGAAGAGGAACGTTACGGTAACTACCGTAGAATGGGCAGATCTTCATATGGTAGACGTAAAGAGTACGACAGAGAATACGATGAAAGAGACTTTGAAAGGGAAAGAGAGAAATTTTTTCCTATGGAAGAAGAATCCAAACGTGGTCGTTCTGTGCGCTACATTAGATATTAATCAAATTAAATCAATCCTAAATAAAATCAATTATGTTAGAAGATAAAATTATCGTTCAAGATCGCGGTTTTGACGCTGGTCTAGCTGCTTTAATGCAGAATGCAAACAAAGGTAATATGGACCCTGCAGCTCTCATGGCTATGATGAATAACAATGGTATGGGTGGCAATGGTTGTTGGTGGATTTGGATCATCTTACTGTTCTTTGTATGGGGCGGTTGGGGTGGAAACGGCTTTGGCAACAGAGGCGGTGAAGCTTCACAATTGGCTTCTCAACTGAACACAGATGCTAACACTAATCTGTTGATGCAGGCAATCAATGGTAACAAAGAAGCTATCAGCACATTATCTAATACTTTGAATTGCGATATCAACTCAGTACAGTCTGCATTAAACACTATTAATACTAGCGTAAGTCAGATCGCTTGTGACACTAAACTTTCTGGTGCTCAGGTAATAAATGCTATCCAGAGTGGAAATGCTAGTCTTGCATCACAGCTCGCTTCTTGCTGCTGCGACGTAAGAAATGCCATAACTACTTAGGGTTATGAAAGTCAATTAGCAATAGTAAATCAGACAAATACATTAACTAGCAACGCTAATACTCAGTTCAATATCCTAGGAGCTAAGATAGACGCTTAGACTCAGATTATCAATGATAGATTCTGTCAACTTGAAATGCGTGAAATGCAGAACAAGATTGACTCATTACGTCAAGAAAACACTCAGTTGGCTTTGGCTGCTTCTCAGCAAGCACAAACAGCTAATATTGTTTCTCAGTTGAAAGCTCCGTGCCCAACTCCTGCGTACGTAGTTCCTAATCCTAACTGCTGCTATGGTGGGTTTGCAGGCTATGGATATGGCTACAACGAAGGATGTGGTTGCTAATAGAAAGGAGGTAATTATGTATCCTTTCTATAATCTAGGTTACGGTTTTCCTCGTAGAAATGTATAGAGATTAGATAGAGCTGGTATACCTGTAGCACGTACAATATACGTGACTACAGATACCGAAGCTAATCAGGTTACTTATGGTCTGTGCCCATACCAATGGAGACAATTGCCAAATGAAGGTATCTTACTGTTGAACGTACAGCACACTCCTTCAGCTAGTACTGCTGCGGATGCAGCTATCCTGATTGATCCTACTCATACTACATCTTCTGTTAACACAGTAAGCAATGTATCTGCGGGAGGAAAACAATTGGTAAATGGTTCTGGTGATCAGATGGTTAATCAAGAAGTTACTGTTGGAAATAAATATTTCGTATACTATAATAAGTGTAATGGAATATTCCAAGTAGTAAACCATATTGTTACTCCAGCTGCCCCAGCTCCAGCAGCTTAATAATAAGGGCTCTATATGAGCCCTTTAAACACTATACTAATTATGATGACATTTTCCCAATTAAATATTGGTCAACCAATTCATGTGCTTGAGGTAGTAGGCACATTTAAAAAGAGTACTACTTACTATAGAGGTATGGTTACTAGCGTATCTAAGATATACGAAGAGCAACTACCACCACAACAATTTCCAATGCCTAATTAGACTAGAAAGAAATTAGTAGATATAGTAATTAGTTGTGATGGAGAATCTAAGAAGTTGTCAGTAGAAGAAAACAAATCTATAGTGACAGATGGGTCAATAGGTTTAACAGTGGCTACTGATAAACAACAAATAATAAACATGGTTAAAGCTAACTACGATGAATGCAAAGCTAAGAAAGAAGCAATGGCTAAGTATGATGAAGAGATGAACAAATGCGAGAACATACTTAAGTAGTTAGACTATAATGACAAAGAACCTGAGAAAGAAGATCCAAAGATAAAGGAGCTGCAAGATCAGGTAGAAGAACTCAAAGGTTTAATAAAACAAGCGAGTAACATGGTTCCACCTTAGATGAAGTAGATGTTACCATAGAATATTCAAAAAGCAATGAATGAGGCTAGTTAATACTAGCCTTTTTTCATTTATAGCCCCAAGAACAAACGCTATTAGTTCATATGGTCTATTGTATTACTTACTACGTAAAGTGGCTAGAAACGCCTTAAAATACGTTATTATTATATTTAATAAATAATGCATTATGAAATTAAACACATTGAATACTATTATTGATGATATTCTACTTGAATTGCGCAACAGTTCTATTGCCGAATCAGAACATATAAGTAGAATACAAATCGAGCAATGGATTCATAACTACAGAGCTATGTTAATTAAATAGGATATTGATAAAGGAAGAGATATCAATCCTATGTATGTGTAGACTCTGCCTTGTATTCATCTAGATCGTGTTGAGTGCACTCCCGGTCATATTGAATACGTAAGTAATATTGAATTACCAAAGCTTATAGACTTTCACTTTAGAACTGGATTAGTATCTGTAAAAGATATGTTCGGCAATTTAATCTAGTTAGGAAGTGAAACTAAAAACAAATATCAAAAGTATAGAAAATATACATGCAAAGACTACATAGCATATCTGAAAGGAAACAGAATATATATAGATGGTGGTAACCATCAGTTAGAATACATTGAGGCAGATGTTATATTAGAGAATCCAGCTGATGCAAATGAATGCTTTGATCCAGATATGCCTTATCCAGCACCAGCTCACATGATACCAACTATTAAAGATTTAATCTTTAGTAAAGAGTTAAATATAATGCCAAAAATGCCTACTGATGAGACTAATAACTCTAGAGATGATATGTAGAACATTTATAAACAGCAGAAATGACACACAGAAAATCTTACACAATAAGTGACTTCTATTAGTTCTACCTATCTAATATTGAAAGAGATACTGTATATGATATTGATTATAAAGTGTACAGACAAATAATAGAAGACTATTTTAAATTTATAGCAGACTAGGTTATTGAACATAGTAGAGAATTTAAACTACCATGCAGATTGGGTAATCTAAGTATAGTGAAACGTAGACCTAAGAACTTTGATAATAAGAGTCTAAGGATTGATTATCATGAAAGTGCTATACAAGGTAAAGCAGTATACTTTATCAACGAACATAGTGACTACTATAAATTTAGATATTACTGGAGCAAAAAGGATTCACTGTTAACTAATAAAACTAAATATTAGTTTGTAGCCTCTAGAGCTAATAAACGTAGATTAGCTTAGATAATAAAGAATAGAGAACATGATTATATTACAATTAAATAACAGCTATGATAGACAATAAATTAGTTAGTTCAAAGGCTGTAATAGCAAAGGTCATAGCTGATCTTGATCTCAAAGAAGATGAAATCAAAATTACAGATGTACGAGAGTGGATTGGTGAGGCTATGGAAAAGATAGGTGCTATATAGCAGCTAGAACATAAAGTAGAAAATATTCCTGTAATAGGTTACTAGGCAAAGTTGCCATGTGATCTATACAGATTAAATTAGGTAGCATTTTCATTTGAGAATAGTTGTGGTTGGTTACCCATGAGAAAGGTTACCAACTCTTTTGGTGTTTATACCAAATGTGATAAATGCGATCCTAATATGATAATTGGAGATAACGCTCTTATACCTTTGGTAAAGAATTTATACAACCTTATAGATGATAGGTCTGCATTAGATATCATTAACTCTGATCCTAACGTTAAAAAGACATTAAGTGCTTTAGTAAATCAATATACTATACCTAGTGTAAATGGTAGACTTATAGTAGGTAATCCAGCATCATTAAACGGATCATTACAATACTCTACTAAACCGGGGTATATTACAGTTAATGTTCCTTGTGGTTGGGTTAAGATATCTTATCATGCTATCATTACTGATGAAGATAGTATGCCTATGATACCTGACAATCCTTCTTATTTCGAAGCTATATTTTGGTATGTAGCTATGAAGTTATCTTATCCTAAGTATCTAAAAGGACAACTGAATCAAAACATATACTATGATATGAAGAACTCATGGAACTTCTATCGTAGACAGGCTTACGCAGAAGCTATGATGCCGGGTGTAGATGAAATAGAATCTATCAAGAATGATTGGCATAAGTTATATACAGAGTTTGATGATCATGATACGTTCTTTGCTACTACTGGAGATGAACAAATAATATATAATTAGAATAGATTATGACAAATACTTTACAAACTAACAGTTTCGTAGGTGGTATGAATATGGATATTGATATTCATGCAATACCTGAGAATCAGTATAGATATGCTGAGAACATCAGAATCATTACTGATACTGAAGGTACTAGTGGAGTATTGCAAAATATTTAGAATATTCACCCAGTAGATGGTGGCGGATTTATATCAGATGATGAAACTGTATTATATGCTGTTACTGTAGATAAGTATGCTGTTATTCTTACTGTAGATAGTAAAAACATAAATAGAGTATATAGAGTATCTGATTATAATAATCTACCTCTAAAGAACACTGTAATAATAAAAGGTAAACTATAGTATGGTAAGTCTAATAGGGTTAAAATAGTAGCTAACTATGAGGCTGAGAATAATATTAAGATATACATAACAGATGGAAATACTCCTATTAGAGTATTAAACATTATGGATAATAAGTATGTATATGAACCGGGTGTTACCAATGACTTGTTAGATAGTGAAGGCAATATTAAAGATCTAAGTATATTAGATTTAACTCCGAGTTCATTACTATCTCCTCCAAAAATAACAGAACTAGGCTCTGGTAATTTATCATCTGGTATTGTACAATATGTATACCAATTATTTAATGTTAGAGGATCTAACACTATTATGTCTCCTTGTAGTGGTTTAGTGCATTTAACAGACAGTAATACTTCTAGTAGCCTAAATGAATATCATGGGTTAGATAAAGAGGTATCTACAGGTAAGTCTGTTAAAATGACTATTGATCTGGTAGATAAAACTACAGGAATAAACTATAATAGTTATTATACTAATTGTAGGATATTTAGGATATTTTATAATGATAACACGGCATTACCAACTATTGATGTTATTGCTGAAATTAAATCATCTAGTACAGCTACTAGTATTGAGTATGAAGATTTAGGTGGAACTCCAATTAATACTATTACTTTAGAAGAATTAAATTCTTTAACAAACAATTCATTTGTAGCTTCTACTATTGAGAAGAAAGATAATAGATTATTTGCTGCTGGTATTAAAGAAAATACTTGGAGAACAGATTATGATGCTAGAGCTTATAGATGTACTAAGGAAGGGAGACTTATTCTTAAATCTGCTAGCGGGTAGAATGATATTGATGTAATGCTACCAGAGTATGGTTCGCAAGCATGGAAGAATATATTATCAGATATAGATCCTGAACATGATTGCATCAATCCCTATAACTCTGTAAAGGGATAGCCAACTGCTAACGATAATCTACAATATAGTAATAAGGTTGAAAGAGGTGCTAGAATATTAGGCGGTAGTGGTATAAATGTAAGCTATAGATTTGTTTATACTGAGCTTACTATGGATACCATGTAGTCTATGAATACATCTGCAACAGAAGGTCATGACTATGCTAAGATTCAAGTACTCCCTCAGACTACATCTTCTATGACATTCTATTTCTTAGATGGACTGAAGGATACATCAATAAATCGTAGTATTCCAGAGTATTGTAGATAGATGAATTATGCAGATCCATATATTGATGCTAATTTCAGAGGATACTAGAGAGATGAGATATACAGATTTGGTATTGTATTCTATAACAATAAGAGTATTCCATCTAATGTTAGTTGGATTGGAGATATTAGAATGCCTAACGCTCATGAGTACCCAACCTTCTTTGCAGGAGAAAATCTTATTGGTAAAGCATTAGGATTACAATTTGAAGTATCTAATGTACCAGAAGAAGCAGTGGCGTACGAAATAGTAAGGTGTAGACGTACTATTGATGATAGAACTGTATTGATGCAAGGAGTTATATCAGAGATAACCAACTATCCATATAAGTATATCAATAAAGGTGATGAACCAGATAATAGTTACAGACCTAGAATACCGCTTGGATACACAGATCAGGACATACCTGTTAAGTATGCAAAAGCTTATCCTTATGGAGAACTAGGGGCTGAGCAATCCTCTATGTTCTATAATGATAGAGTTACAAAATACTATGTTACATTCATAAGCCCAGAACTAGATATAACAGGTGAAAGCTTGGTAGGCAAACTTAAGAATGCTCATGCTGAATTACTATATTATTTACACCCAATAGCTAGTAAAGGATACTGGTATAAAGCTACTGATAGTTCTAATGTATTTTCTAATAAATACTTTATAACTCCTAATAATACAAATTGGGGATTTTCTTCTGACAGAGTAACAGAATCAAAGCTCATAGGATGTTATAATAGTAGCATTAATGGATTTGTAATAGCATCTGAAGAATTTGGTACACATTAGACTGTACACTCTATATCAAACTTAATAGGCAAAAGATACATATTACATAATACTGCAATATCTGAAAATAGGTTAACTGTAGATATTAATAATAACTCTATATTTCCACCAATTATGGCTGGAGGAAATATTATGGCAGAAAAGATGCAGTACTATAGAACTATTGGTGATATTAATTATCTAAACTTAGGTCATATACACAACAGTGATGGCGATAATAATGGTGCACGTAGAGCAGGACCATTTGGTTATTGCGCAGTATTGAATGGAGATTTTACTAAGATACCAAAGTTTCATAGAGTGGATGGTGTTATACAGGCTAACTACAACATAACAAGCGTAATAGGTTCTCAAGATATATTCTTGAATAAGGCTTGGTTTGAGTTACCAGTAGTAAACATAAAACTTAGTAATATACCATATGGTGGGAATAGTTATATAGCTAGAACTAACTCTACATATATTAGTACTAACTCATTTACTACAGTAGGACCTAGTGGTGGTCAATCTTTAGTATATGGTGGCGATACTTTTATTGGTGTTCATGATCATAGGACTGCCAACGCATTCCCAGATCCGGGTGACGGAGATTATAGAGCATCATTAATTAGCTGTACAGATTATATTCCAGTAGAAAGTAGTATTAATCTAGCATTGCAATATGGTGAAACTACTAGTCGTAGTTGTGAAGGTATGGATGATTATACTAACCCATATTTAGGTACTACTATAGATGGGGGTACGTTGGGTAATTATAATAAATAGACTAAACCATACTATGCATATAATGATGCATATTCAGTTCAAGGTGATGCAAAGAAGTATGTTACAGAATCAGCTTATGCAATAACTAATGCTAATAATATAAATAGAATTGTATATTCACAAGCTAAGATTAATAATGAAGTAACGGATAGTTGGTTACAGTTTAAGTTTGCAGATTACTTAGATGTAGACAATCAGTATGGTAAGATAACCAATCTTAAGTCATTTAATGACAAACTGTTCTTCTGGCAAGATAGCGCATTTGGAGTAGCTTCTGTAAATGATAGATCACTTATTACTGATAACAATATTAGTGAACTTACTTTAGGTACTGGTGGTATATTGACAAGATACGATTATATTACTACTGGTAATGGGTCATCTGTTATAAACGACAATAGTATAACTAACTCTGACTTCGCATTATATTGGCATGATAGAGATAAAAATGAGTTATGCCAATTCTCTGATACTATACATAAGTTGTCTAAAGAGAAAGGAGTATAGACTTATTTGAATGCAAATCCTAACTTTGTAGTTCATGATTCATTCTATGATAATGAATTCAACGAAGTTAGATTCTGTTTCAATACTAAGACATTAGTATATAATGAATATACCCAAAGTTTTACTTCATTTTATACTGAAAATCCTACTAGTCACTTGAAATTTTCTGACAAGTTGTTATATATCAAAGACAATAAAGTGATGCAAACCGAAGATCGTGCGTTAAATGTAATGGAGTGTAAGATATAGTATATTATTAATAAAGATATACTATATACTAAGACATTTGACAATGTATTCTTTAGCGGTCAGTTTAGAGATATAAAGAATATGCTTACTGATGCTACATTTAGAACTACAGATCAAGTAGGTACTATTACTTAGGATTATGTAAATGGTGGTTATGCTATAGATCATAGAGAAAATACATATAGATTTGCTATAGGCAGAGAATAGAATAGTGATGATACATTATCATATCCGGGTAGATTAAGAGGTAAGTACTTAATATGTGATCTTACTTTGAATTGTGGAGAACAACACAACTTTACTCTCCCTAATATTAATACAACATATAGATACTCATTAGTATAATGAAAAAAAAGAATAAGATAAATAAATACCAAACGGGCGGGTATAATTTTAATAGTGATTATATAAAGTCAAGATACTAGAATATAACTAGCAATCTTTTGCAACCTATTAGTCCTGCAATGTCTGCTCAAGTTCCATAGAAATTATCTGGAGATCCTATACAGATACAACCATATAATCCTAGTACAAGTCCTAATATAATGGGAGTAGCAGGTGGAATGATAGGTGGAGCAGGTGATATGTTAACTCTAGTAGGAGGTAATTCTAATGCGTCTACTGGTGGAGAAGCTGCTAAAGAATCTGTATAGAGTGTATTTAAGGGAGCAGCTACTGGAGCTAAAATGGGAGCAGCGTTAGGACCTGTTGGAGCCGTTGTTGGTGGAATAGGTGGAGCTGTAGTTGGTTCCATAGGTAAAAGTGGTAAGGTACAAGTGAATGGATTCTATGAGGATCCTACTCTTACACTGGGTACGGGATTTAAAGGAGCTGTACAGAATAAAGGTCTTAGAGAAAAGTACAGAAGAGAAAAGGAAAGAGTATCAGGTAATAGGTTTGCATTACAGAATAGCGCATTATTAAATGCAGATTGGAATGAGACATATGATCAATCTGTAGATACGATGGCATACGGAGGTACTACTTCTAGTCTAGCTTATGTAGACGATGGTGAACTTATTAATACTCCAGATGGTAACATATTAGAAGTACCAGAAGAAGGTAAACCTACAGATAGTAATTTAGTAAATATTCCGGAAGGCAGTAGAATATTAAGTGATACTTTGAAAGTACCCGGAAGTAAAGAAACATTTGCACAAATGGGTAAAAGAATGATGTCTAAAAAGAAAAGCAAAGGCAAAGATAAATATGCTGAGAATTCAGCTAAATTGAATTAGATGAATGATTAGATGATTCATGATCAATTATTTAATTTATAGGAATCTATAAAGATTTCTAAAAAAAGTCCTGCAAATAAGTTTAAAGATGGAGGAACAAAAAGAGGATTTACATACAGAGATAATTCTGGAAAAGAATACAATTATCAAGTAGGTGACACATTTGATTATAGAGGAAGAAAATATAAAGTAATAGATAGAAATAGTGCAGTACCTTTAGATGGTAAGTATTCTGATTTTAATACAAATATGAATCCTGATAATGTATTGACACCATTGTATTAGACGCAGGGGTTACCAATTAATCTACCAAATGTAGATGCTTCAGCATCAGCGATTGCTGCTAATAGAATAGCAAGAAGACCCAGAGCAAAGATGGTAGATACTGTTAATAACGAATTAGATCTTAGTAATGAGGCTATAGATAGACTAGGAACAGAGAGGATACCTACAAGCTACTCAGCATCTCCTACTCGTAAAAGAACAGTATCAGGTGCTACTACTGTGCCTACTGTTACTAGAACTAATACAACTACTACTAATCTACCACTAATAGATAACACGTTAGATTTAAGCGCTGAATATCCTTCTAGACTTGGACAAGAAACAATCCCTATGACTCCATCTGCAGTACAGTCTGAAATACCAGAATCTGCTGGTTCTACAAGGAGCCCACGTATCAGAAATAGTTTTGATTGGAGAAAATTAGGTCAAGGGTTAACAGATTTAGCAGCTCTAACTCCAGTACTATCTAATCTAGGAACTACTGCAGAAAGTTTTGATACAGTATATAATCCATATTCTAGTCAGATACTTAGTACTATGGCTGGTAGAAAGTATGATATTACTCCAGTTAGAAGAGCTATCAGAGAGAATAGAGCTATATCAAATTATAATGCTTCTCAATCTAATACAAATACAGGAGCTAATATGGCTTATAGATTACAAAGTCAAGTAGCTGCAGATAAAGCTATAGCAGATTTATACTCACAGAAGAGTAATATTGAAAATCAATATAAAGGTGAATATGCAAATACTCTCAATAACTTAGGACAGCAATTTGTATCTGCTCGTAACATGTCTACTGATTTGAATGCTAGAAGTAGAGCCGCAGCTAGAAATATTAATAGAGAAGCTCTATCACAGATAAGTAATTATGCACAAAACAGAAGGTTAATGAATAATCAAAGATCTAGAGATATGGCTATGTTAGATGCATATGCTCCTTTCTTAGAGTCTATATATACTACAGAAGATTATTCTAACTTAATGAACAAATTTAGAAGATAATATGGCAGCAAATATGTACGATCAAGCCGCATAGGCTTAGTTTATTAATACTTATGCTCCAATTAATTTTGGAGAATTGTTTAGAATTGGTGCAGCGCAGAAAGAAGAAATGGATAGAGCTGCTCAACAATTTGGAGCATAGTTACAGAAATTTGGAGAATTTAGATCACCATCTGCAGTAGATACTCAAAGATATTATGATCTTACTACTGGTAGATAGGATATACAGGATGCTATAAATCAAATGGTATCTAATCCTGATGCTTTGAAAGATGCTTCTTTTAGATCTAGTTTACAATCATTGATCAATAATGTAGACTACTCTTCATTAAGTAAATTAAAATAGAGTGCTGAAAATCTGGATGCTAGACAAAAAATGGTAGCTCAGATGAGGGCTGCTGGTAAATATAATTAGAATTGGGATGATATAAATATAGGAGAATGGAATACTTTAGAAGGCGGTATTATGACAGATCTCGCACCTATAGAGTATTTGACAGCTAATGCCCTGAGTAATGCATATTTTGATAATTTGAAGCCTAGTACACTGAGTCCTATTTATAAAGACGGAGTAAAGTATCAAAGACAAGGCATTACTTATGATACTTTGAAAGGTATAGCAGACGCTAGATTTAATGATCTGATTAGAACTCCACAAGGTCAAAAGTATTATGAAGACGCATTAAGATCCGCTAATGGCAATGAAGATATAGCCAGAGAAGCATTCACTACTATGATAGCCGATTCTCAACGAGATAGAATAGTAGAGCAGGAAACTGTAGACCCCTATTGGTTAGCTCAAGCTAAGCATTCTATGACAAGATCTGGCAGTACTGAAATAGTTAAGCCACAACCTACAAGACTTGATTTTCTTAATGATACCATGTATAAATCTGTTAAGAACAAAGTAGGGGCTAGATTAGATACTGGTTATAGAGATTATATAGAAAGTCTTATTACTAAATATCCTAATACTAAAATAGCAGAAGATGCTAGAAAAGGATTGGCAAACATAGATAATATGACTGATAAAATGGTACAATTAGGAGAAATGGCTAGCTTATATGCTAAAAGATATGAAGCCACTGGAGATGATCAAGATTTCGTTAACTACAACACTGCTATGAATATGGCAAAATACTATCAAAACAGATTATTGCAACAGGGCAATAAATATGTATTAAGAAGTGAATTCCAAAATGTTGCAGGGTTTTCTCCAATATCCGTATCTACTAATAAAGAATTTAATACAGAGAAATATTTATCTGGTATAAATTCAGCGTTAGATGTTATTAAAGGTAAAATAGGTATTACTAAAGATGATGAGTTACTAACAGCAGTAGGAGGAAGACCGTCTACAGTTGTAAATGATAACGGTACTACCAACGAAATATTTAACTTTGATTCTAGTAATGGATTCTTGATGCCTGAAACTATATTTAATATAGCAGCAGACGTAAAACCTAGAGAGATTAAAAGAGCAGCTGGTACATTTAGAAGTGGAGACTTCCCTTTGAAAGAATTAGTAGAAAGTGGAAAGCTTAAGGATGTGCAGTTTAAACCAGATAACGGAGTTATTAAAATAGGAGATAATTTTGCTTTATCTGGAAAGATAAGAATACCTAAGGATGAAATAACTAGATATATTAGCACTGGTATATTCTCGTTACCTAGAGGAAAGCAATATGACACTACTAACTTTCCAACTACTGTATAGAGCATTAGATCGTCTATAGAAAATTTATTTGGTGGTAGAAAAGTAACCGAAAAAGTAGGAGACGACGGAAAAGAATTCTATGAAATTGAAAGTTATAAAGTATTACCTAAGGAAGATATATCTTCAGAATACTGGCAAAGAGTAAATCAATCTTGGCAAGGAGGAAAATCTGGACTTGGCGGTGCTTCATAGGCAAAAGATACTTATATGGATTCAGCAGAACAATTATTATCAGGAGTATAATTAATATGGCAAAACAAAAAATATATGATCCTAGTTTGATCAATAGTGTAAGACAAAGAAGTCGTGATTATAGTAACTATCTATCTCCCAAAGCGGATTTAGATAGTTATGTTCATACTATGTCAAATATACCTACACAGGATAGTGCACCAGATTCATTTGGTGCTTCAGATTATTTGTCTAACGCATTCTATGATTGGAATCTTACTAGAAATGAGACTAATAAAGATACTGCTCTGGGAGAGTATGTATTTCTACAGAAAGACTATGATATATTAACTGGAGCTCAGCAGTACTTAGAAGGAGTAAAAAACATTCTTTAGTTACGTAAAGCTATGGAGACTGATCCTAACGCCAATACTCCAGAAAATAAATAGTTATTAAGAGAAGAATCTATCAAAGTATAGAATAATAAATCTAACTATGATAAGTTACTGGCTAAAGATTTCAACGATCAAGCTGTTAGTGATAATATATTTCCTGAAAGATTTGCCGGCAAACCTATAGATTTACAAATAGAGAACATACAAACTGTATTAGGTGATGGTGAAATAGATAGACAAGGTGTAATAGCCAGAAGAGATGATGCCTTAAAGAAAGCTGAGAAATATAAAAACTTTGCAGAATATTGGCAAAGTAAAATGACATCTCAATATTATAGTGATAAGAAGAATTCTCCCGGTATGGATCTAACGGATATAGACACGTATCTGTATAAACTACCGGGTCTTTTAGGTTCATCTGCTTCTAGTGCTGGCTCCTAGTTAATAGGTACTCTTGGTGCTATGTTTAGTACAAGAGGAGCAGGTGGTGTTATGGGTACTTTAGGTTCATTGACTGCGTTTGTAACAGGAAATGTGTACGCAAGAGATCAAGAATCTAAAGCTGAAGTATATCAGAACTATAAGTAGAATGTAATGAATTCTGCTAAAAAAGATGGTATAGACAAACAGGTACTTAAAGATGCTAAATCTCAAATGCAAGAAATGGGTTATACACAAGAACAAATAGATAATGATGATTTTGTGTATGATCAAATATTGTCTAATAAAGTGAAGGTAAATAACAATTCTTTAAACCGTATAAGACTTAATAAAATGGATGGTTTAAAGTCTCTTTATACAGACAATATGGCTTTATCTGGAAGTGATATAGTTCAGACAGTACTAGAAGTAACTCCATTGGGTCCTATAGCTAAAAAAGTAAGAGGATTATCGTCTTTAAAAAAACTTGCTAACAGCAAATATGGTAAAACAGCTTAGGTAATTGCTAGTAAAACTGGAAATCTTAAACAACAGTTAGCAGATAGAATTGACGATGTTGTAGCATTTGGCATAGAGAGTATAGACAAATTACCTAGACTTACTAGAAGAAAGGCAATAAAAGACATAGCTGGTAGAATTGTAATAACATCGGCTTTAGAAGGAGCAGAGGAAGGAGTTCAGTATATAAAAGGTCAAAGATATATAGATGGAGATTTTGAGTCTGATCCTAATCTGATCAGTAGCTACGTACGTAATTTAGGTACTGGCGCTAGATCTGTATTTGCTGCTATTACTCCATGGGATCCAGTATATTCAGATGACTAGGAGTTTATGGAGAACTTTAAAGGTGGTGCTCTATTAGGCGGTTTGATGACTTCTGTAATAGGTACTGCAACTAGTATTAAACCTTTAAATGATCAGATATCTGGTGATAGATTCTTAGCTGCTTTATATGCAGATAGAGAGGCATAGAAAGATCAAGTTCGTAAGAACATACTATATGGTTCTAAGATAAGAGAAGGTAAATGGAATACTGTTGAAACAGCGTTTGATAATCTTGTTAACTCTAAAATAGATGGTATAGATGTAGCTGAAATCTAGGAAGAACAGAAAAGAGCTAGATAGATGTATAATATATTTACCTCTAATAGAACTGTAGCACAAGCTCAACAGTTAGACATAGATCCAAGAACCGAAGATTATGATATATTTGTAGCTTTAAAAGATCACCACGATCAGCAAGTAAGAGATGCTAGAGCTACTGCTACTGAACACAGAAGTGAAGCTGATAATTTACTGTATAGTCCTCAAGTATAGGAATACATTGAGAAACTTAATATAAAAGATATAGATCAAGTATCTACTATGAGAAGCGCTATAGCAGCTAAAATTCAACTTGATACTATGTTCCAGTTATATAACGAGTTTGAAAATAAACAAAAGACTAAACTAGAGTAGATACAAAAACATACTGGTACTAAAACATCAAAAGCAGATGTAGTACAGTTTGCTGGAATGCTTAACAAAGATATTAAATCATTCTAGGAACAGTATGAGAATCTGAAAAAACAGGTTACAGCTCTGGGTATCAAGGAAGAAGATTTAGAGGTTCCATCATTGCATCAAGATTTAAAAGAAGCTTATGAGAAAGTTATAGCTTCTGAATTAGATCTTAGACGAGCTGAAATGGAACAAACTATTATGGAATCCACAGATAAAGAAGCCATATAGGCTAAGATAAATAAGTGGAAAGATGTAGAGGATGCTAGTAATAAGTTTATGTAGCGTCTGGATGACTTATACTCAGGTAAAACAGAAAAGCAGAATGAACAAGATTCTGAAGATGTCAAACCTGAAGTTTATGAGCAATCTCCAGAACCAGTACCTTCTACTATAGAGGATGAGGTTAAAGAACCCACTGATATTTCTGATAAAAGAAAATAGGTGGTTTAGAATAGAGAATAGTATTTTACTCAAGAAAGAGATTCTAGGGGAAATAATAAATTTGTTTTAAATCCAGACAATACATTTGGTGATGCCTATAAAAATGCTAATATAAAACTTCAGCAGTCATATAAATTATTATTCCCAAATACAAAAAACTATTCTGATAATGCTGCACAATCTAGGTTAGCATCTTCTAATCGTCATGGTGAAGTAGCTGATGCTTGGGAAGAGGTGTATAATCTTCGTAATCAATTAGAAGAAGAAGTAGGAGAAAATGGAGCAACACCTAAAGCAGAAGAATTAGCTAAAACATTAACTCAAAGATCTAATCAATTGATAGATAAGGCTAAGGAATCAGTAGAAATGTGGGAAGCATATAGTGATTTTATAAGCTCTGGAGAATACTATATTCATCAACAATTAGAAAGAATTAAGGATAAACAACATAAATTAACTGAACAATAGAATGATGTAACTCCTACTAAAGTTCAAGAAGCTCCAAGTACTATTCCAGTACAGGATGAAACAAAGACATAGCTAGCCCAAGTTGAATATATACCTACGTTAGGTTCTATACTAGGAGGTTTGATTGGTGATAAAGATGCTAAAGCTATAGATTAGGCAGCAGAACCAGAAGTACCAGCAGAACAAGTAACAGTACCTATGGAAGAATCTATAACCGATAATGATAACGACAAGGTAGCTCCTTTAACATATGATCAACAATTAGATCCATATTCTCATGAATTAAACTATCGTTTAAGTAAAATTTCACAAGACAAAGATGGTAATTGGACTGTAATAACTTATAATAAATTCCAAGGTATGGAAGAATACCTTAATAATAAGGAATTTTCAGAAATAAGTGCAGCTCCAGATTTTGTATCTGAAGTTACTAAAAACGGAGTACACTTTGAAGTACGACCATATACTGATGAAAATGGAGTTACGTCTGATGCTATATATGCAATATTTAAATATAAAGATAAAGAATATGTAGCTTCTGTTAGAACAGAGAAAGGTTTAGCAGCTAAAAGAGGTGGTAGATTTAACAGATTACCTTATGAGCAACAATAGTATATTAAGGAGAATTTGCAAAATCTTAGAAATAAAATACTTGAATTGAACAAACAAGTAAAACTCGATGCAGATCTACAGATAGTTCCAACATTTATAAGAACTACCTCAGGTAGTATTGTGAATGAAGTAAATGCTGATGGAACTCCTAAGAATAGAAATATAATTGACTCTGCTTGGTAGAAAGTAAAGGACCCGTATCAGATTAATCCAAGTAATACTGAGATGGGTATTAGCACTGGACCTAAAGGTAAATCTATTATTCGTCTTAAAGATAGAGTACTATCATACAATGGAAAATCTATGGGTAAACCATTTTGGATTATAAAAGCTCCTAATTCAGAAGGTGTAATGATAGATAAACCAATTCAGCTTAATTACAAGTACTTTAAAGACCAACCTAAAGTGGCTGATCTAATATTAGATTTAGTAACCAGTAATGATCAATTCTACACAGATGCTAACGGAGTACAAACTTCTATTAGTCCAAAGTAGCTGTTACACTTTATAGTCAACTTTGGTTCACATACTGCCACAAATCCTGAAGACACTAGGTTAAATAATGAACAAATTCAGTAGAGGCTTAAAAAACAATTCTATATTGATGATAATAACAATGTAGTAATTGGTACTACTACATATAGTATAAGTGATCTATTAACTGATAAGAATATAAGAGAACAAGCCAAACAATATATAATGGATAATTTCCATTATGCTATTGATGAAGATGGGCTTAACAAAAATTGGTTAGGCGGAGATTTACAGAATAAAAACAGAGATCCTCACTTTGAATCATTACACTCTTTCTTTAAGAATAGTAATGTAGATAAGTTGGTTATTGTTCCCGGAGAAATAGAATTTACTCCTAGAGATTTTGGTATAGAATATTAGGATGGTAAGAGAGTTGTATCAAAAACTAATCCAAATGGCATAAGCGTATTAGGTTGGTATATCAAACAAGGTATACTTATGACAGATATTGCTGATAACTTATAGGATGCTAATATATATGTAGACGATGTTACTATCCAAAGTAAGTCATAGAAGTCTGAACAACAGCAGGCTCAGCAACATATCAGTGAAGCTGTAGAAAGAGACTTTAGAAAAGAAAGTATCAGTTATATTGATGAGCAAGGCAATCAATAGAAACTTGATCTTGGTGAAATCTATAAGATATTAGATGGAAAGAAACGTGGTCCTAACATGACTGTAGAGGATTCTGTTAAAGACGGAATATGGTATAATGCTACAGAAAAGATGGATGTAGATCAAGCTAAACAGTGGATTGAAAAAACTCTTGACATTACTCCAGAAATAACCAATTATGTTATAGATGTTACAGAAGCTGGTCAAAGTGTAGTAGGTAGAGTAACTGTAGATTCTATTAAACTATACAATGATGCTCCAAAAGGAGTAGAATTCCACGAAGCCTGGCATAGAGTATCTCAACTGTGTATAGACGAAAAACATAGAAGAAAAATATACGATAGATATAAGAAGAAGAGCAAATCAAATCTCTCTGATGCGGCTATAGATGAGATTTTAGCAGAACAGTTCAGAGAATTTATGTTAAATGATGCTGCTAAATATGATTTTGATACAAAGAATTGGTTTAGACGTATATTGAACTTTATTAAACTATGGGCTAGAACTGGTCAATATGCTTTAGCTAAAATATATGCAGACATTAATAGAGGTAAATATTACGGTATAAAACCTAATGAGGCTAATGTAGAAAGATTTAAATCAATATACAGTGACGAAGGTCCAAACTTTGAAGTAAATGGTCACCAATTTAAAGCCATTACTAAGACTAAATAGTTTGATGATATAGTAAAAAGTCTCACTTATGCTTTCTTCCAATGTTCTTTTGTAGAAGGTAAATCTATTGATTATACTGATATTAATCCAAAAGATTATAGTTTTGAAAGACTTAAATTAATAGTAGAAGCTTAGAAAAACAAGTTTCCTTCTGAAGCTCTTACTGAAATATATGATAACTTTGATAATATATTTGCTCCAGCTATAGCTTCTAAACTTAAATCATTAAATATAAGAACTATAGATAATGATGATGTTACAGCTAAAGAAGAGGGTGAATAGGGAATAGATATAGGACAACATACAGTAGAAGGGATGAATATATCTATTAAGGACAACGCCCCTGCTGAAGTTAAATTCTTCTTCTAGACTATACCAATGAGACAAAGGAATACCGATGGTTCTTATTCAGCTAAAATAGATGCAGTTACCAAATTTCCTAGTTTTGTAGATTCTAATACTGCTTGGAATAATGTACTAAAAGATTTAGCAGGGTGTAGAACTATTGCTAATATTATGGATAGAATTGTTCTACTATCTCAAAATGATCAATTCTATGCATCATTGTTGATAAAGTTCGCAGATTTAGTTCAAAGATCTACTAATCCGGATCCTAATGTTGCTATAAAGGCAGAAGCTATGTTAACTAAGTTAGAAACTGTAATTACTTCTGATATAAACAACTATGTTACTGCAAAAATATCACAAGATGAAGCTGGAATGATAACTATGAAATTAACAGACAATACTGTTGATATGAAAGCTATGCAATATCCTAAAGTGTGGTCTAGGAATATGTTTGAAAATTCTGGTATATTTAAATATAATAATGATGGTATAGTAGTTGCACAGGATAATGCTAAGAGTAAAATAAATGCAGTTCTTAATGCACTTAGTATGATCAAACAAGCATTTGTCAATAATAAGGGTATTATACGTACTAAGGATGGTAACTTTGATTTACATGAAACTCAGAATCAAGAAAGACTTAAGGATTACATAGTTTCTATATTGCAAGAAGTAGGAATTGGAATGGATAAACCTACTATAAATAAGATGTTGTTATCTGGTGATTATGGTAATCCTAAGTCTGATCCATATACATTGCTAAACACATTTGTAGTAAATACTGTCAACTTTGGTGGATTAAGTAAAATATCTGATACATTAAAGATAATTCAAGATGCTATAAAACCTGATAATACTTTGTCTACTATAACAATAAGTGGTAAAGATACATTACCTACACAAATATGGAATGAAGTTGGCTATGTTAAAGCATTGGCTAATTATTATGCTTTTGTACATGCTACAGACAAAGGATTAGGTAGTTTAGGTCCAGATGGTAATAGTTATTATATGGTTTCTCAGAACAATTTTGCTAAAGACCGAGTAAACGAATTAATAACTGATCCAGAATTGTTCCACAATCTAGAAGCTGTAGTATATAATGAACATTCTATTATACTGAGTGCAGTAAGAAATGGTAATAAAAATATCCAAGTAGAGACTTTCATTAATTTTAAAGATGAAACTAGTTATGATGCTGGTAGAGATTACTTTAATATAACTCAAAGAGAAGACTACCTTGCAAAAATGACTGCTATCTTTAATGATAGAATAATATTCCCTACAGTAGCAGATAAGAAGACATATCATTTCATTAGAGGAATTAAATTGCCTCACGAAAGAATTAGATTTACTAAAACAGGTAATGGTGTTAACATATTATACGGCGAACAATCATTAGATACAATTATAGGTTATTGTCAAGATGAATTAAACTAGATCGAGTTATGTTTAAGACAAATTGATGATGATCCCACTCACTACGATAAAGATAAAAACATTCATTATAATGCAGATGGAACTGTAAATAATGACTGGTTAGATCCATCTCGCAGAATTAAGAACTTTCATACTCCTAATAAATATAAGTATAAAGATGATAAAGGTATAGAGCATACTGTAACGTTAGAAGGTAATGGCGCTAGATTCTTATTCTTAACCGGAGTATATGTTAATGGGAAGTTCATAGATTTTAACGATCCATCTAAATCTGCTATAGAAAATTTATAGACTGCTAAAGATTATTTCTTTAATGCTCCTATTGATACTCAGAAACAATTAATAAGTGGACTGATCAATAGAAGAATGAAGGATGAATTAAAGACAGCTAGAGATTTAGGACTTATAGAAATTAATGAAAATCTAGATATCTGGAGTATTAGAAACAAACTATTAGATGATAATGTGCTTGCAGAAAGACAACAAGCATATGAATCATTGGACGCTAATAATGCAGAAGGCTACGCAATATTTGACATGTTGGCAGATTATACTATCAATAGCATTATATCTGTAAGTGAAATAGAGAAAATATTCAATGGAGCGCCTGCTTACTATAAAGTAAAATATGACAGAACTGGTATACTAGACTTATCTGTAGATAAGATTAAACGTCTTGGTTCATTAACTTCTACTGGTACTAATAATAGATTGGACTTCTTCAATAATGATCCTATGAGAGAAGAATACGTAGTAGCTGAACTTAAAGATCATGAAATCCAAAGTAAACAATATTATACATATCGTAATCTATTTACTTTAGGTAATATAAAAGAAACCATTCAAGAAATGAATGGTGAAGAGGCTTGGAATGAAGTTAAGGATCTATCTATACAAGAAATAGAGAAACAATATCCAGAAGAAGTAAAAATAGCCAAACAAGCTGCTGAAGTAGAAGTTAGAGGTTATAAAGAGGGAATAAACGTAGCTGACGCTGCTGTTTACATAAGTCCTATAATGACCAGAGATCTTCTTAGAATGCGTGGACAGTGGAGCCCTGAAATAAAAGAAGCTTTCGATATACTTATGAATGAAGATACTGCTGAACAGTGGGATTCTAATCCTGAGTTATATGCGAGAGCTAATAAGGTAATACTTAATGCTATGAAGTATATGGCATTTGGTACGAGATTTAATGAAATTCCCGGTTTAGGAATACCTTATTTTAATAAAATGGCTTTGTTCCCATTATTTAAATCTGTAGCTACTGGAGATATAAGAGCTTTGTATGATAGGATGATGGATGAAGATCCTAACAGGAGAATTGATATGGTTATGTTTGATTCTGCTGTTAAGGCTGGATCTAGAGCACCAATGAAAGCATACAGAGCTGCTAAAGACAGTGAAATAGAGTTAAAAGATGGACAGACTGTATTATCGGCTCATTTAACAGATCAATTACAAAGTGGAGAAGGTAATACTCTGAATGACTTTAATAACCTAGTTACATATACTTAGAAGTTTAAATACTTACGTCAACAGTTGGCTACAGATCCTCATATTCACGAGGAAACTATGGCTGGTACACAGTTTATGAAAGTTAATCTATCTAACATACGTATGAATGATATGTATGGTAAAGAAGGAGAACAAGTATCTGGACAAACTATTAAGGACACAGTAATGAATGCTCTAAATAGATTGTCTGATATAGGTAAAGCTAAACTACAAGGTCAACTATTTACTGAAGACGGTTAGGTAAATATAACAGCATTAGGAGAAATGCTTACTGCTGATGCAAGAGAATCTGATGCCAATGATAATATTATCTCTGGTTTAAATACTAAAAATAATGCGTTTACTATACCATTGTCGGCATTATCTGACAATAAATGGTTGGAAAGCAGATTCATTTCTATGATCAACAAAGAAGTGATTGACGTACACATGCCAGGAGGTGCGTTTATTCAGCGTTCAGCATTTGGACTAGAAGCTACTAGTAAGAATGTTATTACTCCTAGTATGATAAATGATGGTAGAGCTTTAAAGGCTATAAATGAAGAAGGTTCTATGGATGCAGTAGTAAGTATAAATCTATTTAAGCACTTTATACCTGACTACAAAAAAATGACATTCAGACAAGCTAGACAATGGCTTATTGATCACGATATAATAGGACAAAAAGCTACTGCTAATTCTATAGGTTATCGTATTCCTACACAGTCAATTGCTTCTATATCTCCACTTAGATTTGTAGACGTATTCCCTGAAATAATGGGAGACACAATCATGCTTCCAGAAGACTTTACGAAGTTAACTGGTTCTGACTTTGATATTGATAAACTATATGTAGCCAGATTCTCATATAACAAAGATGGTGTAAAGATAAACCACGATATAGCTAATAGTACAGAACAGGTTGCAAATGCCATTAAGAACGAAATGCTTGATGCATACATGAAAGTATTACTTACTAAAGATAATACCAATTCTCTCAAACTTTCTATTGATAATGCTACTGAGAATACAAAGGAAGTACTTAAAGATATAGAAAGTAATAGAGAAGTGCATCATGTACAACCATTTGAAGTATATACTCCTTCATATCAAGAAGCTAGAAAAGCAGAATATACTGGAGGTAAAGCAGGTATTGGACCATTTGCATTGAATAATGCTCATCATATTCTTACTTAGTTAGTAGGTTTAAAGATGGAAAGTAATGCATTTACAGAAGCTATGAAGATTGTAGATCTTGGTAGAATATACGATTATCCTACAGTAGGTACTAAAAAGGGTGGTAGAATATTAGATTGGTTATCTGCTATGATTAATGGTTTTGTTGATATAGCTAAGGACCCATATATTGTACGTCTTAATGTAAACGCTTGGACATATAACATGGTATCCTTTTTACTACGTACAGGTAAAGGTAAATGGGCATTCTATTTTGTAGGTCAACCTATATTGAAAGAAATGGCAGAAGAAGTTCTTAAAACTAAAGGAAAGTATGGAGTAGATAGAACTAAATCACCATCGCAGCTTGAGAAAGAAGCAATAGAGTCTGTACTTGATAAGTATGATCCAACTGGTTCTTATAGGAAAGAATTCCAATATATTAATTCTAACCCAGAGTTAAAAGCTAACGCCTATAGAAACTTATTCGAAACATTTTTTGATGAAGATGGAAAAGAAACTAGCTATTGTAGAGAGTTATTGTTGAATAATGGAGCATACAATGATTTGAATAAGAGACAAGTAGGTATATATTACGCTTGGCTTGCTCTTAAACCATATGCTGATGATCTAGCTAATCTAGTAAAGTACTCCAAGATAGATACTAAAAAAACTGGTAAAACGTTTGCAGAACAACAAATATATTATAATGGTATGCAAGATCTAGCAGAAGAGAGTCACTTTGCTCCGGGAGAGGTAAGACGTTTTTATGATGAAACTTTTATAGCTAGAAAAACAGAAAATAGTATTCCATTTGGATCTTCTATATTTAGGAATTTACTATTTAGAAATACTGATACCTTTATTAGCTAGTATAATACTGTATTATCACTTCTTGGTAGAAAAAATAACGCAAACTCTAAACTATTAAATCCAATTATATCTGGAATGGAGGCTCAACTGAAAGCTGAATTCTTCAATCAATATGTAGAAGATAATAACATTGATGTAAAAGGTTTGTTCTACGGTAGAAATAGTATAGCTAAGAGGCTTAATAAGTTCAAAAATATGATATTTAAGGGAGAATATAAATATTTGTTGAATGCTGACGGAACCATAAATAATGACTTCTTAAATTATTTACTACCTAATATAACACATGATGGTTTAGATTTTATTGATACTTCTGAATTATTAAGTTCTGACCAATCTCAGGCTAATAATCTTATTAATTACTGGAGAGAATTGCTAGATGATCCAAACCCAGAAATTAAAAGGTTAGCTAGAGATTTAGCAATATATGCTTTTTACGTATCAGGAGACAATCCTTCAATGAACTCGTTCTTCCAATATCTACCAAATAGTTTTAGAAAAGAAATAGGTTATACAGATTATATCCAAGGAAAATTAGATCAACTGGTAAACGGTTCCCAACTAGGGTATAAAAATAAAACTGATTTATTCTTAAACAATTGGACTAACGATAGTTTGGTTAAGCCAGTTAGCATGTATAGTGGTAAGAACAATGAATAGCTTAGAGGGGTATATATAAATGATAAAGCTGCTATGCCAAATATAATAATGGGTCAGAGAGTAGGATCAGATAAACCAGCTATTAGACCTATTAATTGGATTAAAGTAGCTAATCAAGATGGCGTAGAAGAATCTTTCCCGTTGTTCCCTCCTTATATTAAATTAAGAGATGGTTTGGGATTTGGTCCATAGAATTGGCACGTTTATACCATAATTGGTTATAAGTCATTTGTAGAGATATAGCCTAATGGTAAACCCGGTAAAACTGTTTATATACCTTTATATGGTTTAATATCTAAAAAAGGTTATAAGCATAAAGGTCACTCTATAGTAGAGTATGGAAGAGAAACTGCATTTGATTTCAATAAAGAAAACGAATGGGATTATGTAGAAGCGTTGAATAATAAAGATGCTTTAGCAGACATGACTCTTCAACAAGAAAAACAAGATTGGATAGATGATGCTCCTTATATTCATCATATAACAGAATTACCTAGTTATTAGAATATGAATTATGCGTTAGCTAGACAAGATAGAATATATACAGAAACAGAAGATGATGTAAATATGGATGATGAATTCTTTCCTGTATTAGAAGAAAGAGAAGAACCTGTAGAAGAAATTTCTGCGAATGCTCAATTCATTAATCATTCTGGAGGTGCTCTTGGATCAGATACTATGTGGGGTAAAATAGGTGAAGAATATGGCGTATATTCTAAACATTATTATGCAGAAGGTCAGAAAACACCTAATGGTAATACAGCATTAGGAAAACAATTATTATCAGAAGCAGACAAACACTTGAAGGAAGCTAATAAAAAATTAGGTAGATTATTCCCTACTAGTAAAGATTACGTAAATAATTTACTTAGAAGAAATTGGTTTCAAGTAAAGAATGCAGATGCGATATTTGCTATAGGAACTATAGCTGACAATGGTACTGTAAATGGTGGTACTGGTTGGGCTGTTCAAATGGCAATAGATAATAATAAAGATGTATATGTATTTGATCAAAGTAGGTTAAAATGGTATAGGAATAGAGATCATAAATGGTCAGAGGTAACTACACCAAAACTAACTCCTAATTTTGCAGGCATTGGTACTAGAGAAATAACTCAAGAAGGAATTCAAGCAATTAGAAATGTTTATGCTCTTACTTTTAAAGGGTAGGTAGCAAATGCTATAGATAACACTACTATAGCTTAGGAGTGGTCTAATAAAGAAGGTTGGTCTATTGATTACTTTTATAAAAAAGTATTACCAAGAATAAACGAAGCATGGCAAATAGAGTATAAATTAGCTCCAGATCAGTCTGTTCAACCTAAACTAAGAGGGTCTATGAACTTCTATTATGGAGATGACGCATCTAAAAATATCAAATCTAAATCTACATTAGAAGCTATAAAAAATGGAGAACGAACCGCTACTACAAGATATGAAAGAGATGGAAATATAGATTACTGGAAGTAGGCTAATATTGGAGATATAATAGAATTCCACAATAAGGAAGGAGAATCAGTAAAAGTAATAGTTACTAAACCTCTTTCTAAATTGGTTAACAATTCTCCTTAGCAACTAGATCTATTCCCATCTAATTTACCACTAACTGGTGTCGAATTAATGGCATTATACGAACAAGGAAATTCAAGAATAAGCGAAGTACTTGATCAGATGGAAGACCTTACCCCAGAAGAAAGGTAGACTTATTTAAATGAATTTGCATAGTTTATGACAGATAATGAAGTTAATACACAAGATAAACTTGAAGAAGCATTAAGAAAATTCATATGTAATTTATAATAACCAGATAATATGTATAAATGTCCTAACAAAAATCTTCCTGAATGGAAGGAACTAGAAAAAGTTGTACCAGAAGTTGCATATACTATCTGGGATATGAATAATGGTCATGGTATAGATAAGGCTCCGAATGGGGAGCCTTCTATATTGTTTGACAATTTAATGTAGAAACTAGATAATAGAGAAGAAGCTATTAAAGCTAAAGCTAAAATATTCTCTAGAGATTTTATACAGAGTAAAGAAGAATATGCTAAAGATTCTAATGGTGAACCCATAGTTGACGCTGTATTAACATTGCCACAAGTAACATATAACGAAGTAAGCTTTGATTTGCTTAATGAGGATCAGATTAGAGTAATATCAGAAGTGTCTAATACTTATAATAAGATCCAAAAAGGTCTAAAAGATAGACTTAATGCCATTAAAAGATACTCAAACAAAAGTCCTAAAGTATGGAGATAGCTACAAACTCTAATACAGCAATTATCTAATTCTGAAACTGAACAAGGTATGTTACAGTTCATGGAACATATAGACGAATCAGTTAAAGATAGCATCCAGTTCTTGAGTAGACCGATTGAAGATATAAATTCAAAATAGATTCGATAGCTATCTAATGATTATGTTGGATTCTATAAACCACTCGTAGATGATATTGCATATTTAGTAGATACTACAGATTTATTTAAAGATAAAGATAACTACCAGTAGATAAAAGACATTCTAAGTCAATTACAACAGTAGCTCAATCAAGTTAATAACAAGTTTATTAATGTTCTCAAAAGTAAAGGTTATCAGCACTTGAAGAACTTCTTAAAGTAGCAAGGAATGCCTGACAATATTATATAGGAAACTATAAATTGGTTAGATGATCCTAAGCATGATTCTAATATGTTTATGAACTGGTTCGGTATGGCTACTAATAGTAATAATGCTGTCCAACAAACAATTGCTAAAACATTAAATGATGTGAAAAATGCTACAGATAGAGAAACTCTAGATGTTGGTATAAAATTGACTAAGACATTAAAGGTTGCTAAGGATAAGTATGGTAACGACGTTTAGAAATTGTTATATGAAAAACTTGATGATGGTACATATTCTGGGTTAAGAGTTAAGCCTCTTAACTATGGTCAGATGAGTAAGAACAGAAAAGAGTTTTTATAGAAATTAGCAGAGAAACTATCTATAGAAAAAGATAGTGATGGACAATATATACTACCACAGGATGAAGATATTTAGAATAAATGGTATACTGCTATAAATAACTGGTATAATGAAAATGCAGATAGAAAGTATAAATCTGAATATTATACGGCTCGTAATAAAATATTATCGTTAAAAACCAGAGATGCTGTGAATGAGGTATAGAGATACATTGATAACTTAACATCTCCTATTACTATTGATGGTGTAGAATATACTAACTTACTTAGTGAATCTGAATAGATGCAGTTAGAATAGTTGCGTAAACAAAAATCTCTATTATCAAATCCATATAATCTAGATGGAAGTGAGAAGACTGGAGATGATGCTATAATAGCTAAAGAATTATCTGAATTTAACAAGCTAGTATCTGAACATATAAAATATAAAACAGATAAAGCTAAATATGATGCAGACAGAGCCAAAGTAGCTAGTAAGTATGGGGAAGGATCCGAAGAGTTAAAGCTATGGGAAAATAGAAACACTGTAGAGAAATATACTTAGGAATTCTATGACAGAATAGATAATCTAAATAAAGTAGAACAAAGTGATATATACTAGGATTTAGTTCAAAAAAGAAGACAGCTTCAACAACTGTTTAAAGATCCACGTACAGGTAAAATAGATGTTACTTAGTTATCTGATTCTGAAAAAGCTGCACTATTACAATTAGATCAAGATATCGCAGATGTAACTGAATTTAAAACAAAGGAAGAAACAGAAAATAATTCAGATAAGTTCAGTGATTTTGCAGAAATGGCTTTTACTGATTAGTATTTTATAGATATGGACAATGCTAAGAAAGCGGGAACATAGGCTTATAATGATTGGTTTATGGCTAACCATTATGAAGACAAAAGAGGATATATGTAGGCTGCATCTTATTACAAAGAGCTAAAACCGCTTCCTCAATATATACAATAGTATACAGAAAGAGCTCCTATAAACAAATATTCTACATTAGATCCTAGTTCTGATTGGTATAATAACAATTGGGATCCAAACGGTCCGGCGATACAACCAAAAAAAGATAAGTATAACAATAAGAAGGCTTATGACGCTATGGCTAATAAACCAGAGGTATTAGAACTATATAATTAGATTGAAGAAATAATGTCATTAGCCAATAGTTATGTATCTTTCATGTAGTTTGCTAATGACAGTAGAATGCCTCAAATACCTGCTAGATTTATGCAAGCACTTAATCGTAAAGATGGTATTTTATCGAAATTAGGTTATGCTTTTGAAGACTTAGCTACGACTAAAGCGGATGACTTAGACTTCGTAGAAGAGTTTGCCACAATGCCTAATGGAGATCCTATCAAAGTAATACCTACAAGGTTCATAAAAATGTTAGATGATACAAATACTATATCTACAGATGCTGTAGCAGCAACAGTATAGTATTATAACATGGCGGCTAATTACAAGAATATGTCAAAACATTAGGATGATGTAGAGCTTATGTTGAATCTTCTAAAGTAGGTATCAATTAAAACAAGAAAAGACGTTAAAGGTCCGGGTTCTACTAATGTTTACAAACAATCACAATTATTGGTTGACAGGTTGATGTATGGTAGAAATAAAAGTCCTATCTTAGTAGATGCATTTGGCAAAGAATATAATGTAGGTAAGATGTTGGATATTGCTAGAGGATTTGTTACTAAGGTTAATCTATCTGGTAACTTATGGTCTATTGGAACTAGCTTCTTTACAGATGCTACATATACTACTTTAGAGGCAAAAATGGGTAAATACTTTGACTTAGAAGATCTAAACTTTGCTAAGAGTGAATTCTTTAGGTAGCTTCCAGATATGATGGCAAACATTGGTAATCCTATACCAAACGGCAAAGTACCATATTTATTGATGTTAAATCAAGTAGTAAAAGACAACAGAGAATTATTTGATAGATTAGACCAAAGTCAAGTATTACGTTCTATTAATCAGAACTTTTGGTTTGCAGGATATACACAAGCAGATTATACTGTTAAAAGTCATACGCTTCTAAGTATCTATCATAATTATCGTTTCGTAGATGGCGAAGGTTTTTTGTCTAAGCAGCAGTATATTGATAAATTCTATCCTGATGATAGAAAGAAAGGAGCAGTAGTGTTTAAACAATTACCTACTACCTTATATGATGCCTATACTACTAGTAAGAAAGGAGAAGTTTCCGTAGATCCTAAATATGCACAATACGTTACTGAGAAACTTTTAAATGATGTTAGAAATAGAATTGATATATTATCTAAACGCATTGATGGTACTTTGAGAGAAGTAGATAAAGCAGCAGTTCATGCAAGTTCTATTGCATCTTACTTAGTATTACATCGTAACTTTATGGTATCTGCTTTATAGGATAGATTTAAGAAGAGACAATATAATCTAGATCTTGGTGCTATGGAAGAAGGTTATTATAGATCTACTGGCAAGTTCTTATCAAATGTGTTAAAGAATAAACATTTTGCTCTTACTTAGTTATTAGCAGATTATAATAATATGAAAGACTATGAACAATATGGAGTAAGAAGAGTACTTAATGAGTTAATGTTGGTAGCTGGTTCTACGTCAGTAGCTATTGCATTTGCTTCATTAGTAGATGGAGATGATGATTATGATATGTGGTTAACACAATCAATTACGTACTTGGCTATGCGTTCAGCATTTGAATTTAGAACTATGTATAACCCATTCGAATTAATTTCTTTAATCAAATCTCCTACAGCAGCTTTCAATTGGTTTGATAATTTATCAAGCTTCATTAATCTGATAAATCCATTTGCATATACTGGAGATAGAACACCTTTTACTATAATAGATAGAGGAGTGTATAAAGGAATGCCTGTTATATTAAAGAATATAATTAAAGTAACCCCATTTAAGAGTGCATTTGAAGCTTAGGATCCAAAAACAAAACGAAATTATCTATAGAATCAATTAATGAACTTCTGAGTTTCTATATAAATTATCAATTCGCAGTGAACACTGCAAAAAAGGAAAAGCCTACTAGACAACTAGTAGGCTTATTAGTTATATGTCATCACCAAATTCCATATAACTATAATAGTCTTCTTCTGGTATTTCAGCTTCTATAGACTCACCAAATCTATAGTGATTATAAAACAAACGCTCTTCTAATTCTGGAACTGGCACGTTGTTCCAAAACCTGTTTATTTCTAATGCTGTTTTCAAATTATAAGTTTTACCATTTATACGAAGCCTATCAATATCTTTTTTATACTTAGGATTACTAAAACAATAGACAGTATAATGTTTTTTCTTAATAGTTATATAGTGCGTATTATAGATAGTATCTAACTGTCTAAACTTAAGAAATCTATTTAAAGATTCTTTAGTGTTTACACTACTATCATAAACAAAAAAGACCTTATCTTCTAAATAAGGTCTATTCTTATCACTAGTAAACGCATTAACAAAACCACTTTCTACTGTTAAATCTTCCCAAGTAATGTTATCGTTGCATAACGGAGCTATATATATACTTACATCATTCAAGTTCTTCAGTTCCATCTTCTTCGTAATATTTACGAGTATGGTCCCAATTACCTGTCTGATAATGATATGATATTTCTGTTAATGCTTCTGCTATTAGGTCTTTGCGATCCAACAACTCTTTCTCATTTAACATATTAAAAACACGTACTTCATTATTACCATTACTCTGAATAGCAATAATATACGCTTCTAAATCATATTCTTCTATATCATAACCTTCTTCCTTGAAATACCAAGTAAGAGCTAGTATATAGAATGCTATCTGTCTATAATAATCATATTCTTCTACAGAATGCTTGAAATTATAAACATCAGCAGTTGTTTTTAAGTCAATTAATGTAATCCTTCTATTACAATGGTCAATCTTGACTCTATCTAATAGTGACTTACAGGATACATTTGCTTTTTCATATTCCCAATTTATATGAAACTCATTATTACATTCTAAACCGGGCTGATTTGTAAGTAACTCACTTGCTTTTTTATGATTATCTATGTTTTCCTTAATACGTCTAAGCATAGTTATATCAGCAAATGATATTACTGTTTTGTTAGCTTTTTCAAGTTTTAAGTATGAAATATATTCTCCGAACGAATCAACTATCTGTTTAGCTTCTTCTAGTTTTTTCTCATTAGATTTACTATTACTATAAGCTTTATTATAGCTATTAAGCAATAATTTATCATTATCTTCTAGAGGATTTACAGCTAATTCTTGAACATATTCTATACATAAAGTTTTTTGTTGACTTACTTTAGGTACTACAAAATCTAAGATTATATAGTTATCCCAAAATTCGTCTGGTTGAAGTAGGTACATATGTATCATAGTTCCTTTTTCAAGAAACTTTCCACTAATACCTTCTTCTTTACCATCAAGCATATCCTTGAGGTAACGAGGTCCTTTCTTCAAGAACCATCCTATTGCTGAATTTGATATTCGCGTGTTATCTTCATAATACGGAATTTCTATTTTCATGCTGCTGTTTTTGTTTCTTCAAATATGTTACTATCTACAATAAAATCTTCTTCTATTGTATTAGTGTCAGTAACAAAGTTTCCTGAAGTATCCCATTCAACTTCATCTTCCTTTACAGGAATTTCTGCGCGTAGTTCTTCTGAGTAATTCTGTATGAGATCGCTCAGTTGCTTAGAAAACTCTACAGTTTGTGTTAAATTGGATATTGTTTGTAATCGTAGAAGAATCTCATCTATGATTTCTTGTCTTTTGTCTTCAGTCATAATATCTATTGTTACTATTTCCAAGTTCTTTTTAAAATTATACCCATCGTCCAATATAGAACAATTATGTTGTCCTATATGCCCATATGATACACCATCATGCCAATGTCCAAACAAATGATGTTTATATCTTCCAGAACTATAATAAAATAATTCATTATTATAATTAGGATTATCATGAGTAAGCAGTATATCACATTTAGGTATCTTTTTGAATGGATTATCTTCTACTTCATCAGTAGGATATTCAAATGCCCATTTACCCGGTTGGTATTCGATAGGTTTTATCCAAGGAGTTCCATAGAAGGTTGTACCTTCATATGTATATGACTCATCAATAAGCATTTCTACTTTATTACCAGTCATTCCTCTCATAACCTCTTTAGTTTCTGCCCAAGCTTCTTCGTTATAGAGCTTTTCTAGGTAGAAATCATGATTACCCGGAACTACGATTATCTTTTTACAAGGTAACTCATTAGCCCATTTAGTAAATCTTCTAGTCCACCAAGTAGCAGATGCATCCATGGATCTTTGTTCATTTAATGGAATTATGTCTCCACAAATGCACAAAACATCACATTTAGGAATCCCATTATAGAGATTCCCATGTATATCACTAATTCCACATATTTTCATACTGTAAGAATTTAGTAAGTTTATATATAAGTATTGAATAAAATAGTATCATTAGAATAAATCATCATCTATATCATCAGAATTACTTGTTCCTGTCCTTATTACTCCATTTAAGCTAAGATTCATATCTTTAGCTAATTTATCTAATGGAATATCTTCGAAGAGAACAACTTCATCCAAGAATGCTGAAATATTATCAAATGATTTAACTTCCATATGTTCGACGATGAAGTTCACAACTTCATCTATGTTCTTTACTCCTTTATCTTCTGCCATATAGCGTACGAATACAGAATTAGAATTTGCTTCATATTCTTTGAAATAACGAACACGTGAACAACGATCAAAGAAGTTATCGTCTATTTTATCTGTTTTATTACAGGTCATCAATACCAGTTTCTTTGACGTAGCTTCTACACCATCTAAGAATCCTAACAGATCCTTAGTTTCCCACCAATAACTATTCTTCTCAATTTCGTCAAACATAACTACTACAGGAGTAGTAAAATGTTTGAAGAAACTAGTAAGTTTATTAGCAGGATAGTCATTTGCGACTATAATAATAGGTAAATTACTTTCTAAGGCAATACGTTTAGAGAGCATTGTTTTGCCTGTACCTTTAGTACCAGCAAGCAATATACCTGTTGTCTTTCCAGAATTTTCGGAATTAAAATAATTAAGTACACGCTTGATAAACTTATTATCTTCTTCTAGTTCATATAATTTATTTGGCATGTTTAAATCTCCATTCTCTTTGAGATAAGATCTTCCCTGCATTCTATCATACTCTAGATCGTATACTTTATTATTTATGAGCTCATAAGAAATACCTTCTAACTTAGGTTTAACTGTAATCTCATTTCCAATCTTAATAAATTCTGCCATAACTGTAATTTTTTTATGTTTTTAACTTGTTGACCAATTCATCAACTTGTTTTTGCGTATGTACTATATAATAATCTATATCTAGATTATTTACATACAAATAATACTTAAAAAGTTTTTCACGCAAAGCCCATGCATCATTTGGATAGCCTTTGCATTCAATAATAAACTTATCACCTACAAAATCAGGTTTATAAGTTATTGCTCTATATTTCTTATCACCAAAAGTAAAAGCTGGAAGCAGTTCGTATCGTTGAGTTTCATACTCAGCTTTGATATTCGACTCTTCCAGCTTCTTATATGTATATGTCTCAAGTTTGCTTTTAAACTTAATACCATTATACTCATTTGGTGTTGCATTGCGAATTTTGCTTTCGCTAGGTTTATTTCTTTTCCTCTACATCATTAGTAATATTAGATTTTCTGGAAATAGTTTTCCTTTTATGTCCAAAGGCAATAAAAAAATTACTATTTACTAATTTGAATGGAAAAGCTAATGCTTTACGCAATCCTTTGGAAATATAATTAAGTTTGCTCATTGTTTTATATAGTTTTTTATGAAATTAGCCAATTTATCAATAGATACAAAGTCATAATTTGCAAAACTACTATCAATACCAACATCTATACGAATGTGGTCAGGTAATTCTGCTGAGTTTTGTAAATCTACCGATCCATGGCAATGACCGTGAAGCATTATACTACCTTTTTCAATATGTTCCCAAGAGAACATAGGAAAATGACACATAATTACTTCAATGTCTTTTGGTAATGACTGAAACACAGTTTTCTTAAATGTCATATTCTTTATCTGAGTAATATGATTGAAGAAACATCTGTGATTATCTGATACTTTATCATGATTTCCTAGTATAAGTACTTTATTTCCATTTAATCTCTGAAATAGTTTTCGTTTTTCATCTGTTGTTCCAAATGCAAAATCTCCTAGAATATATACAGTATCATGTTTATCAATTCTACTGTTCCACTTTTGTATCATTTTCTCTGTTACCTCTTTCATATTATTACCAAATAGTTCTCTCCGTTTAGGATGAAAATCTAGTATTCTATTATGAAAGAAATGCCAATCTGCTGTGAACCATATCATTTGTTAATATTTTTAGTTAACCAATTTTTCACTTTATCAAATCCATTAGCTTTTATAGCATCAGATACATCTTTTGCTTTAAACTTTTTATGAATTAGCATACCTTCTAAGCCTGTTTTCTGGCTCATTTTACGGAGATATTTTACTCCGGCTTCATCTCTATCAAACAATATAATAATACGTTTAAAACGCTTCTTAAGTTGTTCTAGAACTCTATCAGGTATGAATGTAGATTCAGATGAAGGTGAGATAGCTGGTATACCCATCTCGTATAGGCACATAACATCTTTCATACTTTTGGTTATAACAAGTATATCTCCTGTTTTAGGTAATTGTTTATAACCCTGAATGTCTAATTCAGTTAAGTTGTTACGCCATTTTGTATATTTATCTGCATATGGTTTATATATCTTAAAATGATTATATACCTTATATGCGTACATAGGATTTTCTTCTTTGTAAACGCTTTTTACTATGCCGTTACATAGGTAGTACTTTATACTACTTACTCCAAACTTCTTTAATGTTTCTACCTGTATATTAAACTGCTTCCAGTAATTGATGTCAGTATCGGTAAATTCCTGACGTACTACACCAATTACTGTTTCAGTTGACGGTATATATTGCTTAGAGCTATCGAGATGCGTACTACTAGTAATTTTAAGTTTGTTAACTATATCATTTAGAATATCTGAATAATTAGTTAAACCTGTTATTAAGGATACGAATTTGATAACATTACCACATTCTCCTGTACCATGATCTTTAAACAACAATTGTTTAGTCTTTCTACTATAGAAACATCCAAACGATGGTGTTTTATCTTTTCTCAATGGAGAATTATAGATCATGCCAACTTTAAAATTGCCAATATACGCTGCATATATATCATACTCACTTACTCTAGATAATATATAATCTAAAGTAATAGTAACTTCTTCTTTTATTTTGTTAGTATCAAAAACCATATGATATATTGTTAGTGGCAGTGTAGAGATTTGAACTCTACAGTAAAGGAAAGCTGTATCTTACTTTCTTTACACCATGCTCCTGACACTCCGGAACTGCCATTAAAACGTAGGTTAGTGTACTATTTCGTAATCACTCATTTTTCATAGTGCGGTACACTAACCTACGTGTTCGTCGTATTATGCCCGACGTGGCGGCTTTATATAAATCCTAACAGATTAGAAAGGTCGTCAGACGGAGCTTCCGATTTGACTTCTAGAGGATTAACTTCTACAGTCTCTTTATCGGATACTACTGGTTTAACGAACAAGTCTATACCTGTTATTTCTCGTATCATGCTTTCATTTTTGCCTTCTTCATAAAATCCCATCGGGATAATCATAGGCTCAATTGCTGCAAATTTTACATAACTTGGAAGTGTAGTATATCCATCTTTATTATAGACAACTTTCACTTTCAACAATGTGTCTTTGTTTGCTGCATTCAGCATAGCAACTACCCAGTTAGTGAATTCTTTATAAGAACTACCAGTGAAGTTTAATACTTCTTTAGGATAGAAACATCTCAAGATACGATTAATTCTTGTAACCTGATTTGTTGCTTTATTCTGGTTCTGTTCTTCAGTATCTTCTGCACGTTCCTTAGGTTCCCATTCTGTATGAACAAGTTCCTTGCCGTCTTTCTCGAATCTAAATTCAATGAAATTCTTTCCTGTTGGAGATACTGCAGTCTTCACTGACGTAAATTTAACATTATCATGAATACCTGCTTCGAGGTATTTAGTATTACTACTATTATTATTTAATGTTACTTGGTTTGCTAAATCTGTACTATAAATCATAACTATTTGTTTTGTATTTTTTTATTCAGGTAAATATATCTTATTCCAATAAGTAGTGATTTCATTGTTTTCATCACTTTCTGCTACTACGATATTCTTTCCTCTTAAATGAGGAGCTCTAGCTTCTATGACAGAGTTATCTCCACCTTCAAAAGAAATATGAGTTTCATTTTTCTTTCTATATACATAGCCAACAGCATCTGCTTCGCCACATATAATATTTGCTAGTGCACCTACTAGATCAAGAGACATTTCAGACATTTCTTCACCATTCTTATTAATCAACTTATCTCTAGTATGACCAATAAGAATAAAGTTATCACATAATCCTCGGAACATGTCAATAACTTTTCTTACAGCTTGTCTTATATATAAATAACCAGATCCATTAGGCAAGGTTCTGAGGTCTGTACCTTCATACTTCTTGCCCATTGGAGTAGCTTTATATAACTGTATAGCAAAGCTCATGCACATCTCTTCCAGTCTTGATGCATTATCAATAGTAATATACTTATAGGGTTTCTTACCTTCTTTTTTAATTTCTTCTCTTATTGCATTTGCAATCTCGCCTAAATCATTTACTGATCTAGCTTGAATAGCTAATGCCTCTAAGAATTCTGAACCACCTTCCAAATCGACAATAAGATTATTATCTAATTTAGATGCTAAGGTAGTTTTACCAGACTTTGGTTTGCCAAACAATATCAAGAATCTAGGATTCTCAATTCTGGCTTTTAATTTCTCTTTTGGTAATACAATCATAAAGCTAGTTTATTTTATGTATCCCTCTGATAAATATCTGATAATTTCTGCTAGTTATGGGATTTATATGTTATTAGAACCAACCGTTATTCTTTACTTTAATAGTAAGATTAATGATTGTCTTCTTTGTTTCGGGTTTCAAATAGTTCAATGAACCCGGAGCGATTGGAATGATATCGTATCCAATCTGTACGAAATTGTGGAAAATTTTAATCGGTGTACCGTAGATATCCTCGAAATCATAATCCAAATCAAATGGATAATTCTTCTTAGCATATGCATCAAGTGCGTCTAATGCTTTAAAGAACTCTGTTTCAAGGTTATAGTTGTCGATTTTGTAGCACTTTGAGGCAAGCGGACAATTAGCACAAGTCTTAGGCAACCAGCTTACATTGTGTTTCTTACTCAAACCTAATGTAATAGTATCACCTGCACCTGCATATTCGATTCCAAAATTAGATTTCGGATAATCAAATGAACTGTCAATAGTCAGCCACGGATATGCTGTAATAACGCGTTCCATCAACGCATCTTTATAAATCTTTGCACTATTTTCTTTCTTCGGTAATGTAAATGTATATGTTTTCATAAATTCAGCCTTTTTAATTGTTATTACTAAAACGAAATCTTCTTTGCTGGTTCTTCATTTCGTATAGTTTCAATTAAATTATTGTATTTCAGATCGTTGTCGAATTCTAATATCGAGCATTGTCCAGCATCTCTATTCTTTATAAGATGCAGATAGACTTTGTTACTAACTGGTAAACGATTCGGTCCATACTGTTGGATATTTAGTAATTCTGGTCTGTGAATACAAATAACATAATCGGATGCATGAAATATTGTATCAGCAGAAGAAATATCACTACGCATTGGATAATGCATAGAAGGATTGTTAATTCTATCAGGAGTTTCAATGTTACGATTCATCTGTGATAACTGTATTACAGTGGTATTAGGTAATTTCTTCACCTTAATAAACAGTTTCTGTAAATCGGAAATCACTTGCAGTGCTGACTCGCGAGATTGACCTTCAACAAGTAAAGTATGGTCAAGTATGACTATAAATTTCTTGCCTTTAGCTTTATTCTCATAGAAGTAGTCTATAGTAGAAGCTATATCTTCAACTGTACCCGGTGTATCTACATAATATATCGGATATGATTTTATCTGTTGAGAAGTCTCTTCGACTTTAGCTAACGATTCATTATCTAAATCATTGTTAGCACTATATAGCTCAGCAGTAGTTAGCCTTAACTTACTGCTTAATTTTCTACCAACCTGCCTAGAACTTAACATCTCAAACGAGAAGTTAAGTACTATAACATCCTGATCAGAATTTAGATCTATTAAATCATTTTCTAACGTATTAACAAATGATGACTTTCCACTACCTGATATACCCACTATTGTATATACAGTATTCGGTTCAATACCGCCCATACAGACAGCATTAAACTTATTCCATCTTGTTTTAAGAGACTTTACCTCGTGGTTCTTTCTCTTCTTAATATATTCAGTAGCTTCTTTTGTTGCTGCTGATATATGCTGGAATTGTAGTATTTTAGTAGAGATCTGTTCCATAACTATTTGTCATAATTGGTTCTTCTACTTTCATCTGTTCCTCGTAAGTCTCCCACTCATGTTGAGTGAGCCATTTCCACATAGTTTTCATATAACCTAATTTGCCAGTAAGCATTTTATTATCTATCTCATACTTAAGACAGTTACAGATATGCTGATGCATAGCTTTGCTTTTTCCAACTATTCTATTATATTCCTTCCTACATTTGTTCACATTTGCTCTAAGGAAACCTTTAGTTCCATCAGGGCGTATAACATAAACTGGAAATAGGTCATAGAATTCATCAAACATAGATTTATCTTCTTTAAGAAGTTCTTCTAGTTCTTTTGTTTTCTTTATGACAGTGGTATCATCTACTATTTTGGTAGTGATTAGTTTACGAGACTCTAACTCTTGTATCTCTTCTTCATTAACTAGGCTGAGAAGTTTCTGAATGTCTTGATTGATGGTTTGATTATCACTCAATACAAGTGTTAGGAATACTAATTGATTCATAGATAAATCTGAAATTCTATCTAAGATAGAAGTATCTATTTCTAAAATCATATTCTCATATTATTATATGAGCTATGGTCTCTGAAATATATCTGATAAGCCTCTGTTAATCCCATAGGCTCATTTGTAACGGTTTTAATTCTCTGATTATCTTATAGGCTTCCATAATGTAATACCTATAATTAATCTTTCTCTCTTCAATTGGTTTATCGTCTAAGTAATTTAATAAAGTAACACCAGATGCAGTAAGCATATTCTGATACTGTTTTTCTGTAGGACATGGAATACTTATATCAAAACGATTAGTATCCTTTTCCTTCCATTTCCACAAGTAAGCACCATTAGTACTTGCATAGAAACGGTTTGTTCTCTGTTGTTCTTTATTATTATACTCAACATGCCATTGTTTACCAGTCTTTTCAGACATTAGAAAATCTCTAATATCTTTGCAACCTTTTATAGTTTCTTCTACTGGTACTCCGTTCTTAAAAAAGTTTATTACTGCTTTCGGTATGATCTTCGGAGTTAGACCTTTCCCTAATTTCACAGTAGTAATAAACATACCCTTCTCTTTTACCTTATCATCTTCAGTAATAGCAAAGTAGTCATTTATAGCATATTGATACATAGCTTTAAAACGTTCTTCCTCAAGCGTTAGCCTAGTAAGTTGTTCCCATTCTCTGCAAACGTTGTTAACTTTTGAATATACGTCTTTCTTAAGTAAGACAAATAATCCATCAGTATTTGCTTGGACGATTCGACATCCTAATTGGGTAAGTTTCTCTGCTAGCATTAGTAATAGTAACTGTCCATTTATTCTGATTTGCATTACAGCAAATGGACTATAACAGAAATTGTGTTCATTCTGTAAGTTACCAGATAATCCATTGAGAGCAAGCTTTAAGGTTTCATTTTTAACCTTATTGCCATTGTGTTTAGCTTCAATTCGCTCATCTTTAATTTGTTTATATACTTCTAGGAATTCAGGACCTAAATGTTTAGGATAGAATTCATATTCTATTAGCATACTTGGATATAGAGATGCAACATCTATATCAATGAGCATTTCATCTTCTTTCGGAATAATTATTTCAGGTTTATTCACTGAGTGAATTCCTCCGACTCCTACAGAATACTGTAATCCTTCAAATACGAATTTATTTTCGTATCCTTTTCTACCTGGAGATACTATTTGACTTTTCATGTCATTTAGTACTCTAGTTAGTATAGGACTATCATATTTAATAAAAGGTAGTATAACACTATTTAATGGTATTACTGACATAGGAGATCTTAAATCTTTAATATCCCACCATGTTTGACCTGTTTTCTCAAGATACTTCTGAGTCAAGATCTTCATACCAATGTTTACACCATCTTTACTAAGTACACGTACTCCATATTCATCTTCAATAGCTATTCTTAAGTCGATGTCTTTTTTACATCTATTGAGTAATTCCTCAGTAGAATTAACATCATTAATATTATAATCAATCATTGAATCAATTTGATTCTCAGGCAAATCTGCCTGCCAATCAGCAACAAATTCTTGTACATTCTTGTACTGCATTGTTACTTGAATTTCTTTCAAACCTACTCTTAGCTTATTACTATATAACATAGTAAGAATATCAAAAGAGTCAAAACAAATCATATACTTCCACTTTCTCCAAGCAGAATTATCATCCTCACTTGAAGTAGTAATTACTTTACTTAGGTTAAATACAGATCTACAAATATCTCTATAACCTTTATATTTCATTATATTATAACAATCTATTATATAGTTTATAATAGCATTATCATAATGAAGATTATTATAACCACAGAATAATATGTTAGTATCTAACTTAATATCTGTAGTATATAAATCTCCGAAAGTATATTTTGTGTTAACTGTGTGAAAGAATTCAACTAATTCATCTAATTGATTTCTTCTGCAAGATATTTCAAATTTATGCAATTCACCTGTTTCTGTATTTTTTACAGTACAATGGAAGACATTAGGGAATACCTCAATATCATATACATAAACAATCTTATCTCGTATAATCATAATATAATAATGTTAGTTTGAGTCCATGAGAAGATTCGAACTTCTAACTTAGGCATTTATTATCAGGCTCTACAGTCTGTTTATTATGATGCCAGAGGTCGTTGGAACCCCACTTTTTGTTTTGCCTATTAAACTACATGAACAACCGGCGCTATTGCCAACGTTGCAAACTATAGAATCATATAATTATTTATATTACTAGCATATTTTAGGCGGCTAGCTTAGCCTTTTTCATTTGGTAAATCTTAGCTGTACTCTTTCGAGCAAAACCTCGATTTCTCTTTCTGCTATGCTGTTTGTTAGCATCAAGAATATTGTTCTCCTGTACTTTATAAGTACGGACATACGTTTCTTTGAACGCTACAAGGGAAGCTTTGTACTTAGCCTTGTCTTCTTTGCTCTGTTTAGCAGATGCTATTTCAGCTTGTTTCATATGAATGATCATCATATTAAACTTAGCCTGAGCAGTTGTTAACTTATTATCCTTATTGAATTGAGGATAATTAGGAGTTTGCAACTTAAAATGTTCTTTTCTAGCTTCTGCTAGTGCTTTTAAGTGAGCTTTTCTTTTAGCTCTCTTCTCCTGTAATTTAGGATCATCCCACATCGGACATGTGTTCTCTCCCTTTACGTTAGGTTTTCTTCCTGAGATAGCTCTTGCAGCTTTTTTATAAGCATTCTTTGCTTTTACTATAGCTTCTATTTGTTCTTTTGTCTTCATATCTTGATAATGTTAAAAGTTAAACCTATGCTGCTAACAGCGTTGTCTTAGGATAGTAGATAATAGCATTATCTTTACTATCTTTTAGTCGTACTCCAGTAAACGAAGTATCATTTTTGTACTTCTTAATTACTGTAGCTGCTTTCTTTTTTGCATCTTCTCGGCTATTAGCTTTGAAGTAGTCAGTTTGGAAATCATAATCCTTCATAGGATTATCGTCTGAACGGCGCTGAATCGTACAAGTGAATTGGCGCTCTTCTTCTTTTTCTTTCACGGACAGATCTGCAGCCGTGTAACTTGGCTGTATATGCCTCTTAATAAAATCTAGAACCTTATCCTTGTGAGTTACTTCGGATATGTGTTTTCTAGATTCTAACAGTTCTTTTTTATGCTTTTTCTTAGCATTTATACGAGCTTTAATGTCTTCATCTGTTAACATAAGCGGTTTTGGTTGAACAAACAAGTTGTTTTTTACAGCACGAGTGAATTTCTTCTTCTCTGCTCTAGTATACTTAACTGTAGGATCATATCCTACTTTTTCAAGTATCTGTTTAATTCGTTCTTTCTTGGCTATCTTAGCAGCTTTGTTATCTTCCATAGCCTTCTTTGCTACATCAGTCAAATGATCAGCTAGATGTACTTTCTTGCTGTTACTGATGAAACCTATTACTTTCCCATCTTTATCGTATTTAATATACTTTGACGGACCCAGTTCAACTTTAGTAAGGTATTCTACCTTCTTCGATCTACGAAGTTTACTTTTGTTGGTGGTTGATAATTTAACTCCTGTTCGTTTTCCTTTTTTATTTGCTAATATCTTTTTCATCTTGATAATCTTAAAAGTTATTTACTTGCTAAAACCTTTTATAACTTGTTTAGTTTCAGCGTTTGTATTCTCTGTATAATATATGACTAGATTCTTATCTTCATAAGTTATCTGTACTAATTCTCCAGAGGAGTAAGCACTTGCTATAGCTTTGTTTACTCGCTTTTCGTAGTGCTTACTAGTCTCTAGAAAATGTTTCCTTAGAAATACTGCATTCCTTTTTATCATGCTACTAACGCTAACGGAGCAGATTCAATATCTAACTCTGCTTTATCATTAAACTCTTCAAGATCCTTGTTGAGTTTGTTTATTTCTAATTGAATTTTGTTCTTAATAGTGTTAAGATAAGCTGAAGTCAGCTCTTCTGTAACCTTTAAGTTCTTTTTACCTTTTGCACGTTTGATTTTTGGATCAATTGTACGAATCTTATTAAGATGGAACAACTGTTCTGTCTTTTCACTTAGAGCAAAGATAGTATAATAATTATTATCTACTGGAAGCTCTGAGAACTTCTTATATCCCATATTGATACACTGCAAGTACAGTTTCATCAACAGACGTTCCTCTGACATCTCAGAGATCTTTGTAAGCATTACTTTCAGATCAAAATTACGCTTAGCCTCTGTTGAGATTACATTCTCATTTTTAATAATATTCCAGTATTTGGTAATTTCCTTACTTAACTCGTCACGACGAGTTTTTGCATATTTAGATGTAATTGATTTCATATTCAAGTGATTTGTTTTTTAAATTAATACTTGACCGAAATACATCTACCAGTTTGTGGTATGTAGTGGAATCAAACCACTGTCTCCTTAAAGGCAATTCTATCACTAAACTAACATACCGAATATAGAAACTGCCCATCCAGCAGCCTCTATTATAATAGTACCCGTCCAGTACTATAAAGAATAGAAGAGTTGTATCCAATCCAACACAACTAATTTCTTATTATTTTGTTTTTGACTTGACCCACAACATTTGCTACGCGTCCGCCACCTAAGTCAATACCAAGAGTTGCTAATAGAGGTCCCTCTATAGTAATTTCTTCTCTGGTACGATGTCCATTTTCTTTAGCATACTTCTGTATAGCTTCTTGATTGATATATTTTGAATGTAAAGCCCCGTCCGAGCAATTTCTCATACTATCAAACAAAATATCTACTACACAGTCATAATCTTTTTTCTTTATAGCTTCATCTAAAATACTTTTAGTAATTCCATCAAAAGCTAATTCATTACGAGTTCCGTGAGAACCTGTAATAACATCTGCTATACGCAAAGCGACGTCTACAATGCTTACCAGTTCATAATCATTGCAACATCTCTGCCACCATAAGGGTCCTTTACCACAATAAAAGATGACCGATCCATCCTCCCTTATTGTTATCTTTTTACCCGTTTTTCTTCCACTTCCATCCTGAAAGGATATCTTTGAAAGGATTGCTGGTTCGCAACTAATAAGTATTCGCAGAAGTTCTACCCGTACTGGGTCAATTCTGCATGTAGCCATACTTACTGCTGTTCGATGTTAATATTAAGTTCTACTTCCTCAGTATTCTGCGGTTCTACACCACATTGCCGGGCATATTCAACCTGCATGCGTTCCTGTTCTTCCTGCATACTCCGAACAGTACCACTAAGCTTGGTATATTTACGAGCAAGCTCTTCGTAGAATGTGCATACACTTGTATTGTGAAGTGACAGCAATTCATTGAGCATTGGTAATTCTTCAGCTGAGAAGAATATCGGTTTACCACCTTTCTTTCCAATCCGGCTGATACAGTCAGCAATCGTATCACGAGTTGCCTTTGCAAGCTGAGGCGGAACAAGGTTAAATACTAAATTCGGATCATTACTATCCGGATTCAGCATGATCTTCGGCTCACCGTCGAAATCTTTCGGCAGGAACTTCAAACCGGTAATGTCGATAGGCTTAATCAAGAATACGGTTACTTCTTTCCGTAACGTATTCTTATCATTAAGTACATCTTCTTTGTACTTAAGATCCGGATTTGTGCCCACTATAGTATAGATCTGTTCTGAGAAGAAACGACCATACTGTTTTGCTACTGCCCGATAACGAGCAAGAATTTGAGAAGCTGCAACAGCTTCAGGATTTGTCTGAGCACTGTTTGTGCTAGCAGTTACTTGTACTTCCATAAAAATGTTTCCTTTCTGAGTCCGTACTTGATATACCAATACGAACCATTTTTATACTTTTGGTTAATAAATAATTTTAAGCTCTCCACCTTTCGATTATTTAATGGCACTACAATAATGGTAGTGGTGAATTCAATCACATAATCTACTCAGCATAAAAATAATAAATGTTAATTTATTTGAAAATATCTGATAATGATAAGATCTCTGATAATTTTCTGTTATTTTATTTTAAAGACCCGTTTCGTCTTGTAGAGTAAGCATTCTCTACGGAAGGATAGAATAAATTGTTACAAAAAGTCTATCGACTCTTGCTGTTTCACTCAGACCTTTTTACGTTAGCTGAACTTCCAAATACGAAACGTCTACTCTATATCGCGATTAGATGCAATATAAAGACCTCGTCGTTGACAACTGGTATGTCTCAGAGGAATTAAAAAATTACGACATTCTGCGCGAATGAAGGCGGTTTTATCTAAACCTTACTAAAAATCACAAGCTCATTACCTATAGTATGACCCACTTGTACCTCTCGGATTTCTTATTTATACTGCACGAACACGAGGATTTCCACCTCTCATCGTCTCCTTGCTTGCTTAGCTGCTATTGCTACTAAGTGTACTCTCCCTTAAATCTACCGAGACAGGGTGATAGGAGGCAGGTTATTGACGAATCAGCGTTCTCTTTACATATATACTTGCGATATATACTTTATGAGTTTCTAATGTCAGCGATGACGGTTGGCAGTCTGGGGTGACTCGTACTCCATGCAGTCTATCTTACAACTGATAATTTGCCACTTCTGTACTATCATTGAACTTCCCAATTTCATATATCAGGTTATTAGCCTAATACGAGGTTAAACAATTGAAAACACATTTTACCATTAGCTGGTTTTCTTCAGCTTTTACTGTTTTCAGATTAAGAATATATCTGTCATCACATCTATATTCACTACCTTCTGGTTGTAGGATTCCAACCCTACAGCAGCTGTATTCTTACTTTAGTAAACTTAGTTTAAAGTACTTCTACTATATAGTTATTACTTCTCTTCAACTCAGGAGTGAGGCGATGCTTGTAATTAACCAGTCTTTACATATCTTGAAAAACATAAGCTCTGCTGTTTTTTAGTAGGAGTTCCTAGCGTCTCCTTAAAATCATTTTATATCATAATCATACTTGCTAAAGGTATGTGATAACTAGAATCAGGGTTATCGCGCCCTCAAACCGCTTAGACACTCTGGGTCTATTCATTCCTCATTCAATTATACTCACACGAACGAATAAGCACGTGAGTCACCTTAGACTTGAAAGACGGTATCAATCTCATATACCTCATCCCTTATACGTAAGTTCTTTTGCGGCACGCTAGTTACGGTAGCGCACAGGATTGGCTCCTGCTCCCTGGTAATCAGTCTATTTTCACCACAGTTTAGCATGGTTACTTAGGATCATTGCATGTCCAGCCTTCATATCCTTACTTTGTATAAGTATGTACCATAACACGGTTATCCTTACATTAGTATCAGTTATTTACTCCCTTTATATTACGAACCAATTATCGTAAAAACACTAGAGTTAGCCTATTTTTCCAATCAGGACGCATAGTTGCGCTTTTGTATGAAGCGAGGTTGGAACCCGCTTGTTGCGTTAGTCAGCCTTAATATTGTCCAACAATCCTTTTCCAAGGGATTGTTCAAGAACACTTTGTTCTTGTCTCAGCATCGTGTTTATATTCCTTTTTGAGTCACATCTTGATAGTGCATACGAATATAGGGATTTCGTTCCCTTTGAGCTGTTTGTAATTCAGTGTGTCTTCTCTTAAATTACGAGTCTTTAATTAATCAAATCACCAATCGGTTCTCATTATCATAATCTTATTTGAAGGTTGCTCACTCTCACCTCCTCTTACACAGGTTTCACGTGTGTAAGCTAACATCTTACCTTTTGTTATCTCAACTGTTTTAGCAGTATACATATTCTCAGATCATGTACTTTTCGGACCATGTGTAAATGAACACAAGCTTCCTGACACAGTGCGCATTGTCTTATTTTAGACACCGCTTGCCTTCTGTCGGAGTGATTTACGCTATAGTTTTACTCCTCTCGAACTATGACATAATTATAGTATTTATAAAGCGGCTATTGTCATTAACTTTTTTCCGCTGAGGATTTATCTTCTCCTGCATTAAGTTGCTCTGGTTTGATTAGCGCAATTTTTCCAGATGATAAGTTGATATTTGCAACTACCTTCTCACCACGGCATATATCTACTATGCCATCGCTTATATCTCTACTACAGATATAATCAATCGGATCCATTTTACCCGGATCAAAACCATCCAAGCATTTACATAAATACCTTACAGACGAACGTAAGTACTGCTCTAAGTATAGGGTATTATCTACACTCTGCTTTGTCTTAGCTTCAAGAGAGTTACTAGATTCTCCTTGAATAATAAAATATTCAGTTTGAACTATGGCATTATTTAACTCACGCCTAGCATTCTTGAAGTTACGAATAATCCGAGATAATCTCATCATCGAATTAAGCGTAGAAATATTCCTATTCTTCATTATTAGAATCTTTAGTAAAAGGAGAAAGTGGCTTTACATCCTCTGGCAAGTTAGCTATGCTACTTACTTTTGGAAATCCTGTATTTACTTCTTTTACTTTAGTTCTCCACTTAACAACTGGTTTAACTTCACCTGTTGTTGTTACATTGACGACTGCGTCTGTTGTTCCTTTTATGGATACTTCCTGAGTGTTTACATCGACAGCGATATTAATTGTGTCGATACTCACAGACGATTTCTCTTTAATTTGAGGCTTTGTCATAGACATTAGCTCCAAATATGAGGGAATCACAGGCTGTGCCTGTACTTTTTCAGTTGTACCTATTAGATTCCAGCCAACAAAAATACTGGCGAAGAACACTACTAGAACTGATAAAACTCTACTAGTCATATTGATTATGATTTAATTAGAGTGAAAGATTCTTCTCCATGTGAGAATACGCTTCCACGCACTAAGAATCCACAGCGTTAATTTTTTTTTTCAGCTGGTTTTTCCTCTTCTGCGGGTTTCTGTTCAGTAACAGGATATTCGCCGGATACGACGATATCTTTAGCTACTTCGTATTCTGCCAGACGGTCCATAGGATCACGATACAAATTAATAACCTGACCGATAACCATACGAAGTTGATCATCTGTAGGCGTAGTCTTTTCCGGGAAGAAATTCATACGTACATTCTGAATGATCTTAGTAGCATTTTTCTTTGCTTCCTCAAGATCTATCTTCTTCTTAGGATCTTCGTCTGAAGAGATTATTATGTGATAATCATGGAGTACCTTAGTAATGTAATCATTACCAAGATTGTTGACAAGAGCCTGTAAAGCTTTGTCCTCGGTTACCTTCAACTCTGGATTTTCTTTTTGTTTCAAGCGGAAACGCTCCTGAATAAGAGCTTTTGCAGCTTGCATAACCTGCTCATCATTCCAGCCCATAGGCTTCATATGAGTGCGCAGTAACGAGTGTGCTACGATAGGAGACTGGTGCTGAGCAGTATACATGTATACAGCTTTGCCTAATCCATTGAACAAACCGCTAGGTTCGATAATAGAGAAGATTTCAGTAATCCAATCGAATACAGAACGATCGTCTAATTTAAGACGTTTGTCAGTATTCTGTTCCTTCGTGATACGGAGTGTGCGATACCACTCTACAGTGTTCACAAGGTTCACGGCAATATTACGATCCTTACGAATCAAATATTCAAGAGCAGCCTTGATCTGTTCGTCAGTTGAAATCTTTTCGATATCCAACTCAGGAATTTCAGGAGCTGCACCTCCCATATTTGCAGTATGCTTATCTTTCAGTTCATCAGGAGTCTCTGACTTACCAAAATCAATAGCAAGCTGCTGTTCACCGTTAGGACCTTCAATAGCTTTTGGAGCTGCTAATTTGATGCCCATCATTTCAGCTACCTCGTTGAGCGGAATGATCTGATCCGGAGAGATCTGTACGATGAACTCACCGCGATCGGTACGTTCAGCGAACTCATTCTTAACTTCAACCATTGCCAACAACCATACAGCGTCAATTGCTTGTGCTGTTTGAGCATACTTTTCAGGATATTGTTCCTTAAACTCTTTGTTGTTGATAAAGCGCTGATAACCATAGTTAACCAACATGGCTTTAGCATCTGTAGAAGATTGACTGCTCTTTACAGCTCCGTCAATTGGTATACCTAATTGTCTACCAAGAGCAGTAGCATCTACCTCTTCGGCGATTACTGTAGGAACTTTACTTTTAGCTTTTGGCTTCTCCTGTTGTGCAGTACCTTTTTGGGCGGTCTGTTTGTCAGAAGTTTTTGCCTCAGCCTTTGGTTCCTGCTTCTTTTCCTCCTTTTTAGGAGTAGGAGCTGGAGCCTTAGGAGCTTCTTCCTTCTTAGCGGTTGCTGCCGGAGCAGCTACTTGAGGAGCATTAGCTTTCTCCTCCTTCTTGTTCTCAACTTTGGTTTCAACCTTAGTAGATTCTTTAGCAGCAATTTTTGCTGCATCTGCTGCAGCTTTCTTAGCTGCGTTCTTTTTAGATGACATTTTGATAATGTTTTTAAGTGTTAATAAATAAAATTGTTTCTCTTTTTTAGTATAGAAGAATTAACTATCGTCTTCTATATCTGGCGAGTCTCGTCCCTTAGTAGTATGACTATTAACTAGTACTCCTTTGAATAATGGATAGTGTGAATTGTAACTCACAACCTCAGGATGACCAACGGTAGGACCTTCTGTCACTGTCGCTACAAATTGTGTGCAATCCATACTTCCTTCATTGAAGACACTAATTAACTGAGTATAAGAAGTAAGTTCGCTATTGCTAGACTTAGTTACTTCTTTACTCAGCATACCTACTAATAGACCAGCCAGAATGAAGGATACGTATATCCACCACATTCTAGTACTACGGAATATCCGTGTACAGATAAAGGATCCTAAAAGGATCACTAAAATCCATGCTGCTGTCATAATTAGTAAAGTTTTAATTAGTTAATAATTGTTTTAATTTATCTCGTGCTCTGTTGAGCCGAGATTTAACCTGTGACTCTGTGAGTCCAAGTTGTTCAGATATCTGTTTGTAAGACAGATTCTGTATCGAACGTAGTTCAATAATATTCCTATACTTAAAGCGTAAGCGTGACAAGGCACTATCTAGCATCGAACGGGTTTCATCGAAGATATAATCCTCTTCAGGAGAGCAACCTGCAGTGTCACTCAACTGGAAACAACTGTCACTGTCGTCAATCCAATAGTTCGCGCTTTCTTTCTTTGTTCTACGAATATAATCAATACTACTATTGATAGCTATAGTTTTTAGCCACATCTCAAATGATATATTTGTTACGTAACTATCTAACTTGCTAAAAGCTTTAACAAAAGTAATAGATAATAAATCATCTGCTGCATCTTTATTATTAACAATACGATATATTGTTACATAAATAATCTGCTTATACTTTTCATAAAGCTTAGTAAAGGCAAGCTGGTTGCCTTCTTTTGCCTGTTTGATCAGTTCGGAAATCTGTTGTTTTTCTAAATCTGTCATAATTACGGGCTTTAATAGTGAATATGGAGCCGATCAAAGCTCCATACTCTTAAAATGGTAAACCAAGTATCCATTTAGCATGCCATTCCCACCAATCCCTTGAGAATTCTTTATAAGTATCCCAGATACATTCCATGAATCTTATTTTCAACTCGAATGAAACTTTATTCGCATCTAACTTGTTGATCATACCACATATGATTCGTACTCTAACATCTAATGTTGTCTTAGAATCTTTTCCGATTCTTTGAAGGATATTAGCATCGAACCAACATATTATGTGGTTTACTGGTTTAATAGCTTTAAAACTCATTGTTTTACATTCATTTATAGCCATTTTGAGAAAAATATTCCAGTCTGGATTCCAGTTATACAAGCTATAAAGTTTCCCAGTTGTAGAATATACATGATTAGTTAGGCAGTATATATCACTATATACTTTCTTAGTTACCATTGTCTTTTATATTGTTTTGCTATCTGCATTACTACAATATGAGCTTGAGCAAGAGACCAACCAGTGTTCTCAATGATATAAAGCTTAGTAGCATTAATACCTCTACCAGCGATAGAGATATCTTCAAGATAGCGATTTGTGAAATCTTTTAACTGATCATCAGTTATATCAGGTTTCTTACTACCGCGTACACTTTTCTTGTAAGACGGTAACTTGCACATATCAGAGTATTCGAACTCTTTAAATATGCATAAATCAGGATTATGCAGTACAGTTTGGATTTCATACGAATCCTCTTCTACTACTCTGAACTGACCTCTTTGAATGACGTCGTTCATTACTAATGCTCTTGGTATTCTTAATACAGGAGCTTCACCTACAACATTTGCAAGCAATTCGAAACTATCAGTATAAATATGATAGATTCCAGGACGATTTAATTTCATGGTTATGATTTTTTGTTGATTTCATTACTAAAGTTGTTTTGAATAACTTCTAATAAACTCGATAGAGATAAATGAGGAAATTTCTCATTCAATGACATAGCTGCTTCCATGTCTGTTCTACTGTTATTAATCATCTTAATAACTTCTTTCTGTTCTGTTTTAGATTCGAAAGAAAACCATTTCTTTATCTGCATGTTTCTTCATAATTTTTAATTGCATCATCCAGTTTTCGCCACTTATTCATGTCTAAATCTGTAGCTTCTACAAGATAATAGATCGAACATGTGCGTCTAAAGACTCCTCGAATATACATCATACCTTCACGATAATGATGCTTATTCTTGTACTGTCTTGGAACATTAGCATGAAGTCTGTTAATCAATTCAGTCTTCATTTTCATCTCAGTTGAGGCTTTCTCCCATGCTTCTGGAAGATTTTGCCTAATAAAGTTCATTAATCCCATTCCAAATTAATTTATTGATTAAATTTACATGTAATCTAAGGCTAAATCTTGTAGTTGTAAAAATAGTTCTACAAGCTCTTCCTTAGATAATAGTTCTAACTCTTCTCTAGAATATTCTTCTAGCTTAATCTCTTTTATATCCATAGATTATTGATTAAAATTATAATTATATAGAAGTTTCTAATTCACCTTCAAAGTAATTTACTGTTTCTTGAAGGTCTAATATTATTGCAATTAGATCTCCTATACACATTTCTTGCAATTCTTCTTCTGTATACATAATATTGATTATTTAGTTATTAATTGTAGTAAGAGCGGGATTCGAACCCGCGATGCCTGCTTTTGATATTATCTCACTGCTCTTCCATACTGAGCTATCCTTACTTTCCATTAAGTTCTATCTTTTTACGGGATCGAGAACTTACAACACATCCAACCTATTTATTACTCACGGGGAAACGATGAGGCTTTTAACGACATTAGCTTAGCCGTTTGGTTTATCTCACGCTACTAGACGTGTATAATCCATTACATAACTTGTATTGCCAGTTATCTGCTCATTGACCTATTCTACTTCACATTGTCGCTGTCAAATTCATTCAGCCCCTATTTTGCAGGATTCCCACCTGCTATGAAGCTTTGCGGCTCTTAAC